AAAGTGTCAATTTGGAAGCCCGTGATTAGCTTGTTAATCAGTACATCAGACGGACTTGGAAGCGACGTGTACAGAGCCATAACCGCTGCGGCAATGTATGTCCCGTCAAGGTCTACATCGACTTCACGCCCATCCTCAAGCGTCAAAGTACGCTCTGCCTCAGACGGAGCCACCAGAATGAGCCTGCCACGACCAGGAGAGGTATTCCCCGGCTGTAGCGTCCGCGTAGCACGATATACAAATGTATCTGCCGTATCGGGATCGCCAACCGCTGTACCCCTTGACATCCCGAACCAACCACGCCTATAATGCTTATTCAACATACTCGACTGATCCGCAACGTGAGTCATCAAATAAACTGCTGTATCCGTTGACGTATCAATAACAACTACATCTGTAATTCCAGACTTCTGCTCACAAGAATCAATTGCGGCATGAATTTGCGAAATCGTTGGTGTACCTGGAACAGTTGAATCGTCGATTTGCTGCAACCACAAAGCAGGAGCATTATTTTCAAAAGCAATCTCACCTGCAATTGCCAACTTGTTCCGGGTATAATTTCCAATAGTCAACGGGGAACAATAGGCATAAAGCTGCGTTGGATTATACACCTTTGTTGGAATAATGTAATCATCTGCTGGCCGATTGTAATCGTATGTACAATAATATGATGTGCCAAAAGCAGGCCGAGACGCAGCGCCACGAATTTCGTAGGGTTGGGTAGTCGCCCCAAAGAACAGTGAGAAAGCATTCTGTGCCACAGCATAGAAAACAAGAGAAGTAGCATAGCCCCGCTCAACAGGGAAGCTCTGGAAAGGCGTTCTAACTTCCATCTTCAAATAGCCACCAGAATCTGATGCTGTCCAAGCATACTCAGGACCATAAACAGCACTACCGGCCAAAGCTGCATTAATAATAATGGCAGTCGCCGCCGCAGTAGTAGCACCAGGAGCAAAAACAACTGTAATTGGAGTAAGACCATTAATTGAGAAATTCAATTGGTCGCTAACACCAGCAACGAAAGTATAGTTTTGGATTACTGTTGCAGTCACATTTGCAGCATGATAATATGCAGCTACATTCCAATCAATTGTAGTAGTAGCGCCATTCTCATAATCCTGATTTTTCGTATAAGATGAAGAACCTGGATAACTTCCAGTAAGGATAATGTTAGAGAGAGTATCAGTTGCAGAAGTTTCCGCTAATGGATCTTCAACCGTCTCGACAGTCACGTATTCAATTGTGTAAGTTGCCGTTGAAGAATAAACCGCATCAATTACTTCTACAATTGAATTGGGCTGAACACCGGCCGTTGCAGAAGGTGCCCACGATGCATTAGAAATAATGGAAGCACAATCATGGTCCAAAGAAACAAAAATCTTAATATCTGAAGCCGTACCGGTTGTCGGAGAAGTTAACCTCAACGTATCATTTGGTGCCAAGGTTGCAAAAGTTGTTGCAACCGCATTATATGTAGCACCATACAGAGGACTGGCCGCAAGAGCAGCATTAATCTCCGTAGCAACTTGCGTAAGGGGAATAACACCGGGGGTAATAGCAATTGTAAGAGCCTTTTTTCCATCCAAAGAAACAGTAAAACTGTGGTGTGTGCCGTCCGTAGTAACAGGTGTTCCCGCAGCACCAGCAATCATCGCAGGAGCAAACGACCAATCCCCCAAACCAAGAGCGTTTCCGTTCATATAAAGAACAGCATTATTACGGTCCCTGTTTGATGTATTTACAACATTCGACCTAAAAGGAGTAACAGCGGACCAACCTGCTACCGTCTCGGCATAGACCTTCCCACGAACAACCGCCTCATTTGTAACCCTACGAGTACGGGGAGCAATTGCTACAACGCAGCCGGTTCTTTCTGAAACAACAGAAACCGAACCCGGCTCGATTACCTCAGAAATATATACACCAGGATCGGTATAAACACTAATTGCTATTGTCATTTAAAATCCTCCTACTTGCACTTAATCATAAGCCAACTTGTGTAGGTTTCTTAAAGGGACACAAATTAAATCACCAAAGACTTAAGCAGCAGGTGCCCAAAATGGATTATCCACTGAGTATTCACCGAAGAATCTCTTTGCCGGATACTTCAGGTTATACCAATACTTGAACAAATACGTCCTTGGGTCTGTTGAAGACTGGAACACTTGAATGTCCGTTTTTGGGTCAATATCCCTGGAAGAACCATCAGTATTCTTGTAAGGCCCAATTGTCCCATTATTGATATTTGCGATAATTGCCAACATTATCCACTTTTTAATATCTGTGATAAAATCGGCAAGATCATCCGGGACAACACCAACCACATTGTTGTATAGCAAAGTATCAACTGTTGAAGTTACAGCATCTTTCTGCGCCGAAGAAGCTGGCTCCTCAAACGAAACAACCTTGCCACCACCGGCTTCTGTCGTAAGAGGATCAAGAAGAATTAACCTTCCTGCGTCTTCGGTAACTACACAAACGCCATTACCTGCCAAAGTATGTCGTTCTTCAGTTAAATATGTCTCAAAATCATCAATTTTGAACCCGGTGATTGTCTTGTTAATCAAAACATCTGAAGGTGAAGGTAAACTGGTATAAAGAGCCATAATCGCGGTAGCCACATATGACCCATCTACTTCCACATCAATCTCTCTGCCATCATCCAAAGTAACCGTCCTAGTCACCGTTGATGGGGCCACTAGAATGAGCCTGCCACGTCCTGGAGAGGTATTTCCCGGTTGTAGCGTCCTGGTTGCCCGATACACCAACGTATTTGCCGTGTCCGGATCACCTACCGCCGTGCTTCTAGCCATCCCAAACCAACCGCGCCTATAATGCTTGTTTAACATAGAAGATTGGTCAGCAACATGGGTCATCAAATAAACCGCAGTATCCGTTGAAGTATCAATGACAACGATATCGGTAATTCCCGACTTTTGTTCGCAAGAATCAATTGCTGTGTGAATCTGTGTGCTAGTTGGAGTACCAGGAACCGTTGAATCGTTAATCTGTTGCAGCCACAAAGAGGATGCACTGTTTTCAAATGCAATGCCGCCAGCAATCGCCAGCTTGTTCCGTGTATAATTCAACACCGTCAAAGGTGAACAATAACCATAAAGCTCTGCCGGGTTATACACCAACCAAGGAGTTAAATAGTTAGATGCTGGCCTGTTGTAATCGTAGGTGCAGTAATAAGAATCACCAAAAGAGGGCCGTAATGCCGCGCCACGAATTTCATACGGAAGAGTTGTTGCACCAAAAAATAGAGAAAATGCGTTCCTGGTGTTGGTATAGAAAATAATTGAAGTGTCATATCCGCGCTCTACAGGGAAGCTCTGGAAAGGTGTTCTAACTTCCCACTTCAAAGACCCCGCATTATTTGAAGCCGTCCAAGCATATTCTGGACCATATGTAGAACTTGCGGCTAGAGCGGCATTGATTTCCGCAGCCAAAGTAGCCGCCGTTACACCAACACCCGCCGTAAAAGTAACTGTAATTGCCGCCAACCCGTTAAGAGAGAAAGTAATCCGGTCACTAATATTTAGAACGGGTGTATAAGGACCAGCCACCGTTGCTGTCACATTAGCAGCATGATAATAAGCAGCCACATTCCAGTCAATTGTAACGGTAGCTCCGTTTTCGTAGTCCTGATTTTTCACAAATGAAGAAGAACCTGGATAACTTCCCGTGACCACGATATTGCTAAGGGTGTCAGTTACAGTTGTATCCGCTAATGGATCTTCAACCGTTTCAACCGTTACATACTCAATTGTATACGTAGCCCCCGAAATGTAAGAAGCATCAATTATTTCAACCGTAGAATTTGGCTGAATCCCAGTAGTGGCTGATGGAACCCAAGAACCACTAGAAATTACGGAAGCCCCATCCGTAAGAGGAGAAAGGAAAATCTTAATATCAGAAGCGGACGTTGTTGTGGGCGACGTCAATTTCAATGTGTCGTTCGGGTTCGTTGTAGCGTAGGTACTCGCAACAGTAGCATATGTTGCACCATAAATTGGGCTGGCGTTCAAAGCTGTATTGATGTCCGTCGCAATAGTAGTAAGCGGGGTTGAAATGCCGCTTGTCAAAGCTACAGCAAGTGCTTTCTTTCCATCCAAAGACAGAGTGAAATACCGAGTGCCGCTGGACACCGGAGGCATTTCCGTACCATTACCAACATCGGAATCCATGAAAGCTGTGCCGCCAGCACCGGAAATATCGGTACCCGCACCAGCAGGAACAGCCGAAGTCACACTAACATCGGAAACAAACGGATCAACACTTACTGAAGAAACAATAAAATGATCCACAGACCATGTACAAGTTTCCAAGTGGGTTGGTGTCAAAGCCCGAATACCAACTTGAATAACCGTCGCCACATCATTCATATTCGCGCAAGCACCAAAGTTCAGCCCAAGAACGTTATAGACAACACCATCAATAGAAATAGTAAATTCACCGTCGCCAACAACGGTCCAAGTTAAAAGAACAGCCGTTGCCCCGTTACCGCCCAACAAATAAGCAGGAATCGTTGTAACAGTCGTATTAACCGGTGTCCCAGGAGTTGCTGAATTGTTGATTGTAGCAGGAATAAACGACCAATCTCCTAAGCCAAGAGCATTTCCATTTTGGTAAAGAATTGCGTTATTTCTATCGCGGTTCGAAGTATAAGTCAATATTGCTCTGTATGGCGTAGAACCTGACCAACCTGCTACCGTCTCAGCAAAAACCTTGCCACGAACGATAGATTCATTCGTTACACGCCTTGTACGTGGCGCAATGGCTACGACACAAGGGGTTCTTTCAAAATTAGTAGAAACAGAACCCGGCTCAATTACCTCTGCTTGGTAAACCCCTGGATCTGTATATGTGCTGATTGCAATAGTCATTTAGACCTCCTACATTTCAAAACAGTATAACATCAAAAAAGTTGGCCCATTGAAGACCCTAGCCAATTCTTTTGAAATTCTTACTCAACACCCCATAATCCCCATCGGGCAATGATGTAGTCCACACAACATCCGTGCTATTCAAGAAAATAGGAACCGTAGTCAATGGCCTATCAATGTAATCCGCTATCAAAATTGGGATAGAACCACGATTCGCATAGATATAATCGTAAAGCTCCCCACCTAACCGGGGAACATTTATCTCCCCAGACCAGCTAAATTCACCCTTGAAAATTATGTGGTACCACTCAGCAGGTGTCACTGCGTCGTCAAAATAGGACCTACCCAAAAACTGAAAACGCCTTTTTTCCATCCAGAAACCAAAAAATGTCTGAACAAGGTCGCTCATCTCCCCACGTTCATTTAAATCGTCAGTAATTACATCAATATTTATGGTCATTTCCGCCATAGTGCCATATCTGTTCTTTGGCGGTCTTGCGGTATTAAGATATGTGTCCGTTTGCCCAACAGTTAACCCAAATGCCGTTAAACAAGCCGCAGTGCCCCCTGTAATGGTTATAATGTTGGGGGTGCCCTCTGCACAAGGCCCCCCAGCCGTGAGCCTCAGATAGCCATCTACGGTCGCAGAAGCGGTATAGTAAAGTGCTTGTGCATTTATTGCCAAAACTACAGCATCTATTGTAGCTGCTCCTATTGTGGCAAATAATATACTACTAAAAGTAATGGTTGAAGTTGTTGTATTTTCAACCAAGCCCCGTGGAACAGTTGTCAGGGTGAGTGTCCAACCATCGGTCAAAGCAAAAGGACCAGCTTTTGTACCTTCTACACGCGGGGGATCTTGTACATGATCCACGAAATTATTTCCAATGCCTAGACGCTTCTCGCGCGAGGTTGCTGAAGTAATAGCAATCATTGGAAATTTATCTGAAGTATCCGCATACGACATCATTACTTTCGTAATGGTTTCGAGATCTCCTTCAGCAATACCGGGAGCAGTAGTTCCACGACTGTATTTGTTTATTGTGGGAATCTCGCTCAATTTATATGCTGCATCTGTCGAAATATATTGGAAATATGACCGCAATTCCGTCATAAATGCGTCTTTGGCCGTCTCAATAAGCTGCCCAAACCTTGGCGGATCTGTGCTGTCATAGGGGGCAGTTTCTATGTATTGTCTCTCTGTAAGGTCTTCTCTGGACATTTTGTCTACCTATTAAAATTCCGCACTACGTTTCGTATCACCATCGGGTGTGGTTCTCATCTTGACATGTAACCTCCGTGCCTGTATCTTTAGGCACCGACCTGCACCCCAGGTCGTTTTCAACTTGTAAGATGTTCCTGGCTGAATTCTCATCTCTGTCCATAACCAAGCCACACACAGGACACTCATGAATGCGAATATTTAGTGCCTTACGCACTAGGGTACCGCAATCCGAACAGTGCTGACTTGTGCCCTTTGGGTTAACTAGCACAACCGGAAAACCAGCTTCTTCCGCTTTATTTTTCAGTTGAGCTATAAACATCCCCCAGGAAGCATCCATTATGTTTCGTCTCATAGAACGGGTGTTTTTCTCTGTCATCCCTTCTGGGGCTGGACGTGTTGAAGCCAGCATCCCAACAATGTTCAATTTCTCAACTTTAAAACCATCATATTCTTTAGCTAGAGCAGCAACAGTTTGAAATATAAAATCTTTGCGCTTATTAGCAACTTTCGCGCTGATGCGCGAAAGAACTTGCTTGGACTTTTTCCTATTGTTTGATCCTTTTTTCTTGGAACTTAAATCTCTTTGAGCTTCTTTTACCTGGGGAAGAACTTTCTTTAGAAAATGGGGATGATCTATATCTTTCCCATCGGACATTTTAGCAAAGGTCCTCAAACCAACATCGATCCCAACCTCATTCCTAGGAGCTTTGACAGCAGGAGCAGGACCAACATCAATCCGAAAATCCGCCCACCAGCGATTTTGGCGCTTGACGATTCGAAGACCTTTGATTTCCCCGTCCCTGTGAATCTTGTTCCTCATAGTCAGAACAATAGGTGTTGGACCTGCTTTGATAATTAACTTCTTTCCTTCAATCTTCCAGCCCCCAAGACCAGAAATCAGCGTGTCAAATCTACCCTTACCCTTAAATCTCGGAAAACCTGGGTTTTTTCCTGCTTTTGATCTTCTGTAGAAACTAACATAGGCAAGATCCAACCTGCGGAGAGAGGTTAATCTCGTCATCTCACTCGGCAAAAGTTTAAACTCTGGATCATCCGCACGAAGGTCAGTTAAATCCCCATACTGTTCATAAAGAGAAACAGAAACTTTCTGTCTACTATAAGCCTCCCGCCTTTGCTGTAAGGCTGCATTGTAAAGCTGCCTACAAGATTCCAGCACAGAAAGAAGTAAAGCTTCCTGCTTATAAGATCGCCCTAACTTAACTTTACTTGTCCTAAACATATCCTTATTTCCACGTTTTTCTCAAAAGGATAACGCCCGCTCCTACCAAACCAAAGAATACGGACCTACCGTATCCGCAACCCTTGTTGTAAAAGTCTGCGACACTAAAATATACGAGAAAGGATCAGAATTTTGCCAACTGGTTATTACATGTCTTGTGCCCGCAACCGCACCATCCATGAATTCGATAAAGCAAGAGCCAGTTATCAATTCGTCCAATGAACCTCTGGTAATTGAAGGGTCAAAGTCTGCCAAACCCGCGCTCCAAAAATGCTCATTCCCACTAACTGGCAAATCTCCCCAGTCTTGCTTCTTAACCTGCCTAAATGGAATATCGCGCATTGCAAGGATAAATGGACCTTGCCTATACTCGCCAGCAATTACTTCATTCTCTAAAGGAATCGTCGCATACCTTGCACGGACAATATCAAAAAAGGGGCTGAGAATATCTACTGTATCCCGCGTAAGAATTGCCTTGAACCTTATTGTACCACTAACAGGATTAACCGTAGCCAATGTTGAAATATCTGCCCAAGTATGACCAGCATTCAGCGAATATTTAACCACAACATCTGAATTTGCTGAGTCCCTTATTGTATAGTGAACATCAGTTTCCCAAAATGATCCAAAAGCTGTTCTAGAAAAAGTAAAATCTGGGGAAACTATTTCACCCATTAGATACCCATCGCTAATTTGCACATCCGAGGATTTGAAACCTATCGTTGCCTCAGTATCAATAAGAGTTGCTGTAGTATCTGAAGCTGATAGCCAAAGAGTATTAAACCCGAATTTCTTAAATCCAGGAACTAAGCCTATTCCATGACAACTATAGCATTTGCGATCCGCTTGCTGATTGCTTTCTTTGTAGCAAGCGCATTTGTCCCCAGTTTTCACGGGTTGCCATAGGTACGAGCGAATACCGCCAGCACGTATTTCATCCATTAGCAAAGAGCGTTGGCGAGCTTGTTCTTCTTCAGCAAGGACTCTACGGTATATATCGCGTCCCCAGTAGCCCGCAGCCGTACTTCCGTTTCCATTACATCCTGTGGCGTCACTCCAGCCCATTACTTCCCATCCTCTACCAATTCTGTCATCAATTCTTCAATGGATTTATTGTTCGCTGCGTCTTTCATAGTATTAATCAGCTTTTGCCAACGACTTTCATCTAGTAATCTGAAGAATTTAATGTTGTCCATTTTCTCAAGCTTTTGTAAATCTATTTTAAGCGTGGTTTTCATTAGTTCGGCGTAGACAGCCAGAAATTCCTGAACAATGAACCACCAGGAGCAGAACTCAGCATCGCGTAATATGCACTGTTCATTCGAAGTTCTATAGATACCGTACCAGATTCCACAAACTTGAGCTTGAATATTGGAATCAGCTTATCCAACTCATTTCGCAAATTCTGCGCCATTGCGGCAAGTGGCGTAGCATGTTGAAGTACAAATGAATGTCCCTGATCACTAAATGAAGGAACATCTGTATCAATTGCAAACATTGTCTGAGAAATTACCCCAACATACAAAGCCGCTTTCATCAGGATATCACTATGGTATTCCAACGGGTAATTCTCAATTGAATACCACATTGGATAGGGCTCATACTCGTTCAACATGTGCAAGCCCATTGTCAAATAACAAATGAGCATCCCATCAGTATATCCAAGAAAACAATCCTTTTCCGGCATAATCCTTTTAACCGTTTTATCAATCATAAGACGGAATCTTGGCAATAATGACAGAACCCTTGGAGAAACTACTTCGACAACCTGTGTTCGATACATGTCCTCAGAAGTATCTGTAATTCTTGCGTGCCAATTGAATAGGTAAGTCCCTGTTGGAGTTGTTTCATTAGCTTCAGCGCCATAGTTAAGGTAATAAGCACCAATGGCCGAATGCTTAATCCGTGTCTTAGGTGGATTGGATTTTGGCCAATAGCTTTCTGAATAGACAACAGTTCCAGAAATATCCGTTATTTCAAGATCCAATTCACCTCTTGGATCACCAGTTGACATTTTCTCTTCAACAATATCAGCCGGATTCCCATTAGAGTCTAAAATAGTTACATCAATGCGTCTATGAGCATTCTCACGAACCAATTCGATCATCTGAGCGACAGAAGGAACCTCAACTCCGGATTTTATAAGCATAGTTCCCCCTTAACAAAACCCAATATAGTCACACCAAAAGGTGATTTTTGTAACTCGATCATGTTCTGGGCATAACTCTTCATTATCAAAAAGCCTCCGCGCCAACGGCACAGCTAAAAGCTGTACTATCAGTCGTCAACCTGTGCCCCAGGTTGTTTTTTCCTAAAGCAAAAATATTCTTGGCCGCATTTAAATCCCTGTCTAGCAACAAACCACAAACAGGGCAATCATGCATTCTAGAACCAAGATCTTTCTTTACTGTTGTCCCGCATCCGGAACACATCTGTGAAGTTCCTCTAGGATTTACGCAAACAACCGGACAGCCAGCTTCTTCCGCTTTACTGACCAGATGAAGAGCAAATGCACCCCAAGACGAATCTATAATCCCCCTCTTTAAACCGGGAAGACCAAACTTACCCAAACCTGAGGGAGCGCTATTCGTAGACATCATCCTTCTTATATCCAGCGCCTCCACTACAAAACCGTCATACGTTTTTACTAAATCCGAAACAACCTGATTTATAAAGTTCTTTCGTTGATTTACTATATTCTCATTTAATCGAGCGAGACGTTCCTGTGCCTTCTTCCTATTATTTGAGCCTTTTGTCTTTCTAGACAAATTTCTCTGCCCCTCTTTAAGTTTGGCAGAAGCGTTAACTAGAAAATGGGGATGCTCAACCTCAGATCCATCTGACAATGTTGCAAAAGTTTTAATACCAACATCAATACCAACACTATTTTTTGCTTCCCCTTTTTCCGGAATATCCCCCATCTCAATTTGAAAATGCGCCCACCAACGCCCTGCCCGCTCTACTAACTTAAACCCAACTATTTTACCCGCTAAATAAATACTATTTCTCATTCTTAGCACTATAGGGTCTTTACCATTAACCAAAATAAGTTTTTTTCCATCTATCTTCCAGCCAGTTCGACCATAAAATAAAGTATTAAACCGATCAACCCCTTTATATCTAGGATACCCCGGCTTCTCCCCACGTTTCAATCTATTAAAAAACTTCTGAAAAGCTAAGGCAAGTCGATGCAATGATGTAAGTCTCGCAGTCTCAACGGGAATGTTTCTAAACTCTATATCGTCTGCTCTCACCTTAGTCAGCTCTGCATGTTGATCATATTCCGTTAAGGATACGTGCTGTTTCACCCAAGCTTCGCGCCGCTGTTGCAAAGCAGCATTATATAACTGCCGTAATAACTCCAAAGTAGTTTTGAGCTTTTTCTCCTGTTTAGGAGATTTCCCCAACTTTACCTTACAAGTTCTGTATAATTTAGCCATCAACCCATGCCTAAATGTTAATCACCTAACAGAAGATATTTCACCTTTGCGCCAACAGGACCACAAGTAATAGTTGCCGCAGTGATTGATCCTTTGTAAATAGCAATGAATCCACCAGCAATCAAACTAATTGTATCAACACTGCCGTTCAATTTAACTGTTACTGGCTGATCCGTTCCAATGTATAGCCAATCCGCTTCAGCTAATGATCCGAAATTGATAATGTAAATTGCAGCAGGAGCAAGAACCGCAACATTGCCAATTGATTCATTGTAATCTAGAGTTGGCCCCGTTGTAGAAGTTGGCGTAATTACTGGTGACCCTAGAATACCAGAAACTTCCGGACCCCCAGGAGCTTCGTCATATGTGAATGTTCCTGCAATAGTTAAAGTGTCAGTTGCCATTTTGTTTACTCCCTATCTAGAAGCTTACCAATTTCTTGCTGAAGCTCCCCAAGTTTACTACCAATTTTTTCCAACTCATTATCAATATTCGCAAACCTGTGTGAAAAGGGACAATCATCTTTAGAAGGAAGTCTGCAAGTCGTGTCTTTTCCAAATACCTTTTTGAAACCGAGAATGATTGAGTTGAGCATGGGAATTTTCCTTTCCATTATGGAATTGAAACTGTACGAGCAACCAGAGATGCAATTAGAGTAACAGCAACAGCAGCATTATTTGTCAATTCGAGAACAATAGGAAATCCGCCATAGCCCTTGAGAGTATGGGCAGTTTCTACATGGATATTTCTTTGGCGAAGATTGGAAGGGAAAATGTCGGTATCTGTGTGAATTACTGTAGCAACTTCAGCAGCACCAGCAAAAAGGTTAGTTGCTTGAAGAATTCCACCGGTATGTGTTGAAGTATCTACATAAAGTGGGCCAGTAAATGCACCTCCATAATATACAGCCCAGGTAACTCCACCAGCAGGCAAAGCTCCACCGGATGAGCTAACTGAAATATTAATATCCCGGAAAGGTTCGCCACTGGGGTCCATCCATACACGAACTACGGGCGCTAATCCGCCAGCAGCCGTCATTGTCACTTCTTTCGTAGTTTCGATATATTGCATTTGAGAGATTTCCTCCTTAGAATTTTCCTTAGTTTAGTCTACCTTAAAATTCGTTGGGACTCTTAAAGGGCTTGTATAAATTTTCGCTAATAAAGGGACAAAGATTTTGTAATGAAAGTTACCACTAAAGTTACGTCGTCAATGTCGTTATTGGTGAATCTGGCTAGTAATGGGAAGCCGCCCCAACCAGTTTTGTTGGGAGATCCGTCAGATTTGTAAACAGTTTTACGGCGATTTGTCGGAAGAATTAGTGGGCCGTTATAGATGATTTCAGCCACTTCTAAACCAAGAGCAAAAGAGCCAGAGGAAATTACGCGACCACCAGAATGTGTAGCAGTGTCTGAATATGGCACACCCGTTAACCAATTACCCCCATATAGAATTTCCCAATCAATGGTGAAACCACCAGGCATTGGGACACCTTTGGAATTAACGGCAACAGTGAAATTTTCAATTGGTTCGCCACTGGGTTGAAACCATAATTTAGTAGATGCGCCTACTTTTCCAATAATGAAGATTTCGTGAACTTTTTCAGAATATTGCATGGTTTTTGGCCTTTGCTAACTATATGAGCATTGTACGATAAAATTGTTTGGAAGACTAAACTGTGGGACTTTATTGTGGGTTATTCTTCTTTAGCAGAACCGCCCTCAAGACGCTTTTGTGCCCACTTTTTGACCGATTTGTGATAACCATTAACTAGAATGAATTCAAGATCGGCAGGAGTTAGCGTCTTTTCGATAGCTTCTAGCTCCTCAATGAAATCGCGGGCAGGAAGCATCTCGGCTTCCTTAATATCCGCACCAACCTTGGAGCATAGCCCAACTACACGAGGAGTTAGTTGCTCTTCCAGGGGCGTAGGCTTGGTCAGTTCCTTCTCGGCTTCTGCCAACGTCATCTTTTCCATCGGCTTGAAGGCAGTCCGGTTTACAACTGAACGATGCTTCTCATTGGAACGAGAAATTTCCTCATCAATTGTAGTCTGGTGCGCTGCCGCCTTCTGCTGGAAATAAGCCTTGTATTCCTCTTCAGAAAGGAAAACAATTGCCGGTGGCTGGCGATTTGACAGATTCCTGAGATCTGTGCTATTCTTGATAGCGTTGAAAGGAATGTACTGAGTCAGATTGACCGGATCAAGTGTCCTAGCCAACCGGTGTGATTCCTTGCGATCTCCCGACACTTGGAATTCTAGCGAAATAAGCCGGTCAGACTTATTCTGAACATAGATGTCGCGCTCTTCCTTGAAATATTCAGTGAAATTAGTGATTGCAGTCATTGTACCCTCCAGGGATCTCCGTTTCAAACGGATTGTAAAAGGGGAAGTCGAAAACACTTCGGCCTCTCCGTCTTTTAATAACTTACGAGCCCTAGCGGGATGTGTGTATGATAGAAAGCAATTGCGTTCATCAACAACAGAAATTCTAGTATGCTTTTCATCCACGACAGGGTTTTCGCCCAAGCTCTACCTTTTCAGGTAGGTAATGCCGGTAGGTGGCCTAAACCACCTACCGGCCAACCATCAACTATTTGGTCCCCTTCGCACAAGCACGCGAATTCGGAATACCAAAGCCAAGGATTTCACAGAATGCGAAGCCCTTAACGGTTTCCTGCATGGCGTATTTGTTGTAGGACTCTGAGAACAGCTCAACACGAACGCCCATTTCGCCCATATAGTCTGCGCCAGTTACCGCGTAAACGGTGCCTGCGGGAACTACTTCCTCAACGCCCGTGCCTGCGGCGGTGAGAATTTGTGCGTTCATGAACGTGCCGATGTAACCGGCCAACAGCAACTCGCGCTCGGTAACCATGTCAACCTGGGTGCTCATGGTCTTTACGATGTCACTGAGTTCCTGACGATTGATCATGAAGTTCTCTACGATCAACCGGTGACGCTCAACCTGATACCGGATGTCTTCGAAAGCGGAAACACCGAGGGTACCAAATAGAACGGCGTCATTCTCAACTGTGGAAGCGCGGTCGATTAGAGCAAGACCCGCCTTGTCTTCCGCGAGTTCGATTTCCTGACGTGCTGTATCCTGTGCTCTATCAAGCACATCAAAATTGTAGTGATATATGTCCATGATATCAACGCTCGGGAACGACGTGATCTTGAATTCGCTCGGGGTAATCCACTTGGTCTTAATGCGGCTCTCGGGAGTCTGACCATCCTGACCAATTACCCATGCAGTCGAACGAATGTCGAGTGGAATACGGAACAGTTCAGCCTGAGCTAGCTTGCGGACGCGATAAATCTTACGAGCAAAACCCTCGTAATCAAGAATCGCCTTAATTGGAAGCGCTAGTTCCTGCCCTACAACACGGAAACCCTCTGAATCAGTTGAACCGGAGAGAGCCGCAGCAAGGATGTCCCTACGGGCTTCCTTGGTGATCTTTGACTCATCAGTGGCCTTACGCATCTGGAGGTTGCCTGCGTTCTTCTTGGTCACTTCATTGAGGAGGTGACTAATCTGAACCATTGCATCCTTGCGGTCTACAGCATTGAGTTCGCCCTTCTTGTCGAACATCCGGCGATTGGTGCCTGCGGTCTTGCCGTGGTCATAACTCTGTGGGTTAAATTTACCACTGGCTTCGAACAGAGACTCATCCCGCTTGGAAGCAAGGCGAGTCTTCGGGGCTACTTCTACTCCTGAACGCTTGGCAGTCTGTGGGGCTGCGGGGCGCTTCTGAGCGGCTAGTTTCCGGTATGGATTAGATGTACTCATAACGCACCTCCCTTATAGAATCGCTACGTTAACGAAACGTAGGCCAAGCCACGGATCAGCAGCCGTGGGGATCTGCACAACGCGCCCGATGTGAGCATTTGCACCAGTGCTTGTCGTGGTGACAAGCCCTTCACAGCCCTGAGCCGTGGTCCCAGCATAGAGTAGCTGGTTAACGGTAAAGGTCTGATGGGTGTCATATGCCGTGGTGAAGATGGTGGTGGCATCTGTAGCGATTGCACACTTGCCATCAGAGACATTGACGTCGTTAGTCAGGTTCCAGAAGTTCCTGCCTTCGAAATCAAGGTCGGCTTCCGTGAGTGGGTACATGTAATTTACATACACATAACCACCGTCTGCGATTGCGCCACCAGCGATGCGTGTAATCGTACCATTGACGTAGGACATCAAATAGTCGTTGTTAACGCCCGTTGATTCCGTATATGCACCACCAGTCAAGGCAGCAGCAACACGGACGCCAAGACCCTGAACCGCTGGAGTTAGCGGCCAAAACAGGTTGGCGTGCTTGAGGTTAGTGGCAACTACGCCATTGAGCTGGACGTATTCACCAGTAACAGTTGCATACTCGGTCGTTGTATTGTTATACAGCGAAAAACCAAGTACGTCGGTTCCAACACACCGGGTGACACGCTCATTAGCATCCAAGCTAACAAGCATACCAGCGCGGAATGTCGTTGTCGGATCGGCTACATACCAGCCTGGATCTGACTTCAGGACACTTCGCTTCCGATCAATACCGATTGCTCGGCTAGAGATCTGGAATGCACTCATGCGCGGGTCAGCCATTGCGACCCTCCTTTCGATTCAGAGACTTCAATGCACTTATCCTTGTAGCGAACTAAGTCTACGACCTAGCTTGTTCCCGCTAAACGCATTGCGAATCTCTATTCCTTTGTTATTCCGTTCAGGGCGCGGAACTGGAGCCCTGGTTTCAGACAATGAACCATCAACTGCCCTCTCACGAAGGCTTGAATTCTTCCTAACACCGGCTGTCTTGCCACTAGCATCAATAGATACTGGAACAAGTGTCTTCAGATCTGACTCAACATCCTTCAAATAGCTTGCGTCCTTTTCCATAAGTGCTGCTGAACGCTCCAATAGATGATTAACGAATGCGTCATGACCTTCTGACGCAATAAGTTCAATCAATTCACTTGCTGTTCTGGCATCCATTGGGCAGAACTTATCACCATCGGTAAATTCTACTTCATCGCTGAGAAGAACATCGGCAGCAGCAATCTTGAAGGGGTGAGCATCCTGGTTTAGCCGCATCCTTGAAGATGCGATCCTAATGCTGGACATAAACTTGTCTGTAAAGGCGTTAATAGCCTCTTCAGTGGCCTTCTTAGCCCTAGACGAATAGAGCTTACGGTAACTGGCTTCAACGCTCTGGAAGTCAACCTCGCCACCCTCAGTCGTATCTGTCTTGGGCTCTGCTGGATCTTCCTCAGTCTCATTCTCAGCGCCTTCCGTAACCTTCTTTGGGGGTTCTTCCGGCTTTTCTGCATTAACTGTTTCCGGATCATCAATCGAGGTATCCGCCCGCTTGATTACTTCATACTTAGCAACACCCTTAGAAGCGCGATAAGCACTCAGCATACCTTCACGATTTGTTGGATTAACCTTCTCTGGATCTTCCTGGGTATCATTATCTGGATCATCAAGAGTCGAAGTTGCGGGAGCAGCAACCCCTTCTACATCTACTGTAGTTGCGTCATCCGTAACACTCTTGGTATTCTTGCCAATTTCCATATCGCCAGTTGTCTGAACATCATCATCAACACCAGCAAGTAGAACAGCGCCGCATTTTGCCGCAGCAGCCTTTGGTCCCTGATACATTAGAAGCCCCATAATCTGGTTAGCAAGAGCCTTCAGCGCTGTTGGATTGCGCTTGTATTCAGGACTTGGAATTGCATGGAATAGCGGCCCCTTGCCAACCTGCTGGGCAACAATATTCCGCTCTGCCGTAATAAGAACCTTGTATGAACCCTTCTTCTCTTCCATCATGCCCATCGACTCAACAGAAGTAGTAGCTGGAGTAGCCTCAACCTTCTTCTGGAGTTCCTTCAACCGGCCCTTACCTTTTTCATTATCTTCGTCAGCTTCGTCCTTCAGATCTGGTTCAACTTCAGCCTGAGCACCCTTACCAAAAGGCATTTCCTTTTCCATTCCACCTTTGTCTTCGTGCTCTTCCTTCTCTTCCTTTGGAGATTCAGACTCTTCATGGTCCTTGGATTCGCCTTTTTCCTCATCCTTGCCCTTGCCCTTGCCACCAAATGGACCCTTGCCCTTGCCGTCTTCCTTGCCCTTGCCTGGGAAACCGCCTTTATCCTTGCCGGGAAGATCCTTACCGGGGAAATCTTTGTCTTCCTTGTCCTTACCGGGCTTATCTTCCTTGGGCTCCTTATCCATATCCTTATCCATACCAGACATTTCGTCCTTCATGGGCTTATCCATACCCATGTCAGGCTTCTTACCCATATCCATCCCCATATCCGGCTTGTCCATACCCATATCCATACCGGGCATTTCTTTGTCTTCCCCAGTATCTTTCACAATTCCCTTATCCTTGAGGAATTCCAATACGACCTTGTAAGCTTCCTCTGGATTGCTATCCGACAACTGCCCAAGAATATCTTCAAAACCTTCTGGCATCTTGGCAGCTTTCTTGTTCCTGATTGAACGATTAATGAGATCAGCCGTTTGCCGGGAAATCTCATTAAGCTCTGACGTACTGAGCTTCACTGTACCCGCTTCATGTAGCTTCTTAACCGTTTCGAATAGAGAAAGTTTCGGGTCCATGAGTGCTCCTTTAGTCAGTCAGCAAACGCTCAAATAATGGCGCAAGACTGGCTGGAATATTTCCGGCATTCTTAATCACAAAACTAGACAAATCCTGTTTCATCTGAAGCGCAGATACCTTGCTATTTACAAGACCTAGCAAGCCCTCTTGAATCTCAGCGTCTTTATCAGCGGGATCATCAACTGCGCTAAGTTCCGCGAATCTTGTCCCAACACACCACTCAAATGCTGGGCGCATACTGCCATCCGCCCACTTTACTGCTTTGCGCGAATGCTTTGCGCGAACACATGGGCAAAACTGGAGAACAGTGGACGCAACATTACCGCACGCAGAGCATTCGGTCGCCTCTACGTCACAACCCATAGAGAATCTGTAAACCGAACCATTCTTATATGCTTCTGCCAAATTGGGATCTTTAGTCGTATCTACAGCAATTAGAACTTCGACGAATTCATCATTGTCGAAATCTCTGCCGGTTGCTTTCTTAATTGATTCACGTCGCTCATCATTAGTAAACGGATTAGCATCATTGTAGTGAGCATCCAGCAAAACACCGCGAGCCAGTTGATAACGAGATGCGTTGTGATTTACAAAGTGTGGCTTCAGTGTGTAGGTACTGTAAATCCTGCGCCCGATAATGGGGTCGAACCTTAGCAGTTCTTCCCTTTTCCAGCCATCTTGGTTTTCATTTGGTCTATCAGCACTGTTAGCTCTGGCAGGAATAAAAAGGTAGTTGGAAGGATCTCTACTGATTTTGTAGGTGTCAGCTACCGCATCTAAAGCAGCTTCAACATTAAGTGAGTTTCCCTGGTCCATAAAGAAACTGGCAAATTTACCACTAGCGGTTTTTTCCCAAGTCTTTTGGGCCGTGGAAATTCCTAGAATCTCAGCTTTTGCGGTTTTATGGAACAATGCTTTTATACCTTTGCAGTATTCAAGCACGATTATAGATTTAATCCGTTTGTATTTCCTAAAGAGGAAGGTTAAATATGTAAATAAGATAGGAAGGAAAGGCGAGCTGTTAGCTAGAAAGAAAAACCGGACATACCCGTAGACTCTAACAATTTGCCCATAAGAGTGAGATCTTCAGTCGTTGGCATGGCTTTGCCTCAAAATACCCACTTGACCCAAAATTCCCTAGTCCACCCCCAGCTTGACTCAAAATTAGCCAATTCCGTTGTGGCTACATTTTTAGTCAATCTTCCCGCCTTCCCTTCTCTCTGTCCCTTTAATTCTCCGACTCTTTCTATCGTACAATAAGGATACGAGGAGGAAACGAAAATGGACGAACAACTCAATGAAGAAATAAAAGAAGAGGTTTTGGAAGATCCCAAAAACGAGAAGGAAAAACCCAAATACAACTATCCAATGTGGATGAAGAAAAGGATTGGGGAGCCGGGTAACTACAAATGGGTGCCCGTTGTAGAAGAGGATTTCAAAAATTGGATACACCTACCAGGACCAAATCCAAATTATTAGACTTCTGGAATTCCTACGCAGAGAGTTGAGAACAAATGAACATACCCACAATCCATACATACAATTTGAACCATTGTGACGTTCTTCCCAGAAAGCTGCGCTGCACCAGGGACATGTGTGCTTGCTGGAACAACATCCCCCACAGATAATAGAGTTCTTTTGCAATTGTGGCACGCTTTGATGTTTTTGCTTGCATAAGCCTGAACAATATCTATTTGTGATTTCATGAGCCCCATCTTTAGCCCCCTTGTGAATTGTTTAAATCAGCCTCGCAGAACCCAAGAAATTGTCAACGGGTACACCTGTGACAAAGGCGGGCTGTGCTTGACAAGATTCCATCATGGGCGGATGATCTCTGAAATTCGCAGAAATCGGAGGTTTTCCATGAACAAGCGGGGGATTGCCCTGGGGCTGGGCCTGTTCGTGCTGGTCGGGTGTGACAACGGCGGCGGCGGCAACGGGATCGACGGCATGGAGATCTCCGCAAGCCAGTGCCAGGATAGCGCGGACAACGCGGAGTTGGTGGTTCCTTGTTTGGGGCTTTGTCCCCCTATATAAGTTTCACGCTTGGGGTGATGTTTCTTTTGGCTGATCTAATATTCCTTCTCAATTGGGACAGATTTGACTTGGATAGAACTACCGATTGTGGAAACGCCTTCTATTCTCCCAGCGAACCCCGCGTGATTGGCAATTGGGGTGATTACAAATGCATGAACAAGGAAACTGCTGGCGCAAAATGGAAGCATTGCCTTTCCAGGGCAACATACACAGAGACACAAGGCAAGGGATGTCCCGGTGATGAACGTTGTTGCCCAGCATTAAGTTCAAACCCAACACAAGTGCCAGAAATCGAAAAGGGCAGTTCTGAAATAAAGAAAAAGGTAACCAAGAAGAAGTCCAAAGCAAAATCATCTACCAAGGAAAAACCCGCCGAACTTGAGTATCCTAAGACTCCCAGCGAACCAGATCCAATTGATCAATATTTGAGAGAAGGTCCTCCAAGTAATTAGAAACGCACGTTCTCAGGTTGGTCTAGTTTTTCGCCTTCTTGTTCATGCTGCTCTTTCTTATCCTCATCATATTGCCTCTTCACTTCTGGAATTTCCGACCTGAACTTACTAATCCATTCTGAATCTGTGGAAATAGCCTCTTCCCTTTTAGGGACTGTACCGGCGCTATCCTGTTGTTGCAAATGCTCAAGATAGGATTCTGGCTCCATATTCCATGACCCATCCGGATTGTAGACCCGTACTAGCCACACCTGTCCTATGTCCGGATCATCCCAAGCATTATTGGTCGCAACCATGACCATATCGTCAGAGAAATAGTAAACGTCATCCTCGCCCTCTGGAGAAGCATCTACTATTTGCAGGCCTTGTTGTTGCTGTATCGCTTGAGCAATTCTGCTAATCCCGCTATCACCAATGCTTAAACGCATGAAATACCTCCGTTGCTAGTCTCAAAGGCAAGTATAGGAAAGGAATTGTCGGGATTCTAAAGAGGGGGCAATGATTCTTGATTGGGCTTCATTTTCTGATCTTCGAAAATGTTCTCATCTCCATCCACTGTGCCTGTTGCAATATCAAATTGTGCTAGGTCTTCTTCTGAGGGATAATCTCTAATCATGTCTTTGTCAGGGTCGTTTTGGAAGTCCTCGATTGCTTGATAGTATTGCCAAGTATACGCTTCATCGGCTTCGGGTTGCGTAATATCCGCAATGGGTTGCCCATCTGGCCCAAGTAATAGCCAAGCATCTGAGTCTTCGGAACCGTCCAGAGCATTGTATAATCGGACGGCTGCAATACCATCCGAGAAGTAGTAGATTTCGCCTTTGTCAGAGAAATAGCACTTCCTTCGGTGATTACAAATGGTACCGTTGCATAATTATCCATAGGGCCTGGGCGGTTTCTATGGCACTAAGAGAAGGAGCAGTACAATGAGTGGTTCGCAGATTATCTTACAACCAGCAGAATTCAATGAACTGTTTGATCACCTCTCCACTTACATGGACGCTAAGTACGAGAACATGCATTTGAGAAAATCAAAACAGGTACCGATCATAGACGGAAAATGCAAAACAGAGGCCGTTCTGAAGCACATTCAAATTATCCACAAGAAGGATCAGAATACTCTGGAGGGAGCAATCTCTGGTGCTGGAATTGATATCGTTTATCTTATTGAAAGGGGCAGTATCAACAAAGTAAAATTTACCAGATATAAAATTGATGACCCCAAAGAAGAAGCCCGAATACTGTCCAAGTTCGTACTTAATCTAATGGACAGAGTGAGAAAGGAGCAAGATCCGGACAGAAATCTTTTCGTCAACTATAAGCCAGGCAGATACTATGTTCGAAGACATTTGCCTGGAATTAAATTTGTTGATCCTATTTGTCAACAAGCCTTAGCTTCGGGCGCTTTTTCGAAAGCATTTCTTGAGAAACTTGAGAAGTGGAACTTCCAACTGCTTTTCCCAGGTAATTGAGATTTACTTCATCATACCCAAGATCAATAAATGAAAAAGGTACATGTCTGCTTCCGCATGAGCAGGGCCTAGATATCAAGCCTCTTCTTTTCTTACTAATAAAGGGTTGGTCCACGTACAACTTGGCATCACAATCGGCGCATTCACCCCAATAAGGCTCAAGACAATATCTTTCACACCATTTTCCTAGATCAACATTGAGAACCAACAAATAGTGGAACCCGAGATTGCTTGGCATAGCAACCCTTCCGTTGGTTGATCTGGTTTTCTTGGCGACCGCCTGAGAACCGTCTACCATTTTTCGCTTTACGATATCCACTTCTTCCTGTCCCCCTTTGACAGCTTGAAGATATCATTGCTTTTTTCGGTGGTCTAAAGAGGCAGCAACGCGAGGGACAGAAGGTCCATGGCCACTTGACGGATTCCCCAATGTGCTTATCTGTTTCGTGGTGCTACATTTCGTAGTGTCCATTATAGGAAAGGATTTGAAATGAATGTCATCAGCTTAGTCTGGGGAGAAAAAAAGCTATCCGGTTCTGGGTTCCGTACAGTCACAACTATTTTCAAACGGCCCAACCATCAGGGTTGGCAATGTTGACCACCCATTAAAAGGCCCTGTGCTAAGGCTTGCCGTTGCGAACATTCCACCAGAAATGAAAATCGGGGATGAGTGTGAGTTGGAATACGGAAGCGGTCCTCGCAAACGGGCGGATATCGTGGACATCAAAAAGGGAGCGCAAGAAACCGCCGCTGTTTTTACGGCCCCTCTAGAACCTGCCCCATAGAACATTTACATCGCCCAGACCGATATACTTTGCGTCTGACTTTTTATTAAAATATTGACTCATAATTGGGGAGGAATGGGGGATTTTGGGGCAAAGCCATCTCTTCCTGGAATTCTGTTGACATTGTTCTTACAACAGCATCAAAATCTGATTTCTTCATTTTGTTACCCCTTTGTTAGAAATTTACCAAACCTACAAACACAAGGTAAGTCTTTAAAAGGAAAAGTCAAGCGGGTAAAGCGCAAAACCTATAAAATTTATTTGCCGAGGGGGTAGATAACTTCTTTTCCTGACTTGATAAGTTCATCTGCCCACTTTTCGAAAACTTTCTTGGCTTCTGGACTGAACTCAAACTCATCATAGGTGGGGTGCTCGGTAATGTCGAGTTCGTCTTTCCCGGATCTGAGCAATTCATCGGCAAGTCTTTCATGATGCTTTCTCGTAGCAGCACTCAATTCACGGGGTTTTTCCTCCTCCTCAATCATCCACCAAGAAACGGGAAACAGCCCTAAAAAGTTATACTTAATCTCGTTTCTCTGAGCTTCCCGATCAAAACATGCAGGACACCAAATTGTATCTTCGTCCCCCGTAACAGCCAGCCAAACTTCATCCATCACTAAAAAACCTATTACATTTCGTTCCCCACAACAACGACAAGATTCATATGGCCAAACAATCAAGCTGTCTTTACGTAAGGGATTCATTTCAAAAACCCCCCCACTACCTCATCTATCGAACTTTCGTCATTGACACAAGAGCCTTCTTTAACAATTTCCCAAAACCCCCCTAAGCAGGAAGAGAGAACCGAGTCCACCCATTCGTAATCATTTGCACTCATAGAAACCAGCCGTAATGCACCACCATTGCCAAACACTTCCTTACTGGTTTTTGTCCATGAAAGTGTGCGAAGTAATTCAAAACTCTTGAAAAATGACTCTTTTTTTGAGCGGCAAATACATGAGCCATCTTTGTAGTCATGAAAAACCACAGCAACAGGTACTTCATCTTTTACTTCGGAGATGCAAAAATATCTCACTTTGAACTATCCTTCTTTTCCGGAATCTTGATGGGCGTTGGTTTGTTAATCTCTCCATTAAGCTTCTTGAAATCCTCTGGTGCCAAGGGTTTCGTAATGGGTTCTGCATCACCGATTTTATGGAATACCATTTTCAATTACCTCCTACATTAATTGTATAACAACCTTGCAGATCACAAGTCGCATCTGTTGGACCTGAACAATATTGACGGATAATGTTTTCGTAACCCTCTACCATTGCCTCTGGAGCATTACCTACAGTTAGCGTTCCACTTGTCGTATTTGGGCCAAACTGAATTTCTTGTGATGTGCCCCCTGTCCCCAATGTCCAAGTAATATAAGGTTGAATCCAGGGTTCATAAGGCTTGTAAGGCTCATACGGAAGATAAGGATAATATGGTACGTATTCCTTAATGGTAACAGGTTCAGCAAACACTTTACCTAATGCGTCCTTGAGTTCCCTGGCTTCATCAAGTGACAAATCAATTTCCTTACCTTTAATACGCAACTTAATGCTAACTACTTCCGTTTTCTGAACTTCAATTTTCTTTGACACTATTGCACCTTTTCCCCGGTTTCCAAGTCATAGTAGAAACCTTCAAATTTTGCCACTTTCTTACCCTTAATAAAATACGTATCACATTTTCTCAATTTCTTTATATCCACCTTTTCCGTAACTTGCGACTTTACCCATTCTTCAGCAAACTCTATTGGCCCCATATGCCCGACATATGAGTTGTGTACATATAAGGTATCATTTTCCTGGTATACCACAATTCCATCAATATCCTTTTGCTCCTTCAAATATGTGCTCATATTTACGAATTCAACTCTGTTAATTGAATTACCGCACATTACCACATCTTTATCGCATGGATTAAGAATTATTGGCAAAACCATCGTAACTTGATGTCTTAACTCTATAGGAACATTAACAAATTCAATTTCGTGAGATGTTAGCAAATCTATGTTGAAATTCTCTGCTTGTGTTAGCGGCCCTGTATATGATTCCCTATAAATTACAGGACTATAGCTGCCTGTTCCGGGATGGGTTAGATATTCCCCGGCCATTACCTGCTGCATTACGAAATCTATGTCAAAAATCTTGCCAGAGTAGACTTTGCAAATTGGACACATGCATTCGTCAAAATAGCGAACTTGACTAATTCCCATGTCCTGGAAGGCTATTAACCTTGCGACATTCTCTACCGAAACCTTGCTAATCCTGTTTTTCTTGAGATATTCGATAATATATTGGTCGGATTCGGTTACAATTAAATCTTCCTCTTTAATAGGGACATTGCCAACTTGTTCCGCTAGGAGATCTAGATAGTTGAAGGTGCTGTAGGAGGATTTCTTGGTCGTTAAGAAGATTTTAGCGATGGAGGAAGAGGGGCACTTTGCTAGAGATTTTGGGTTCCGGGTGAGGAGGGAAGTGAGAAGAGGATTATTAGAGATATTAGCCAAATCGTTCTCGATCTCGAAAATGGCTTCGCTTTTCGAAGTAGTTGAGAAAAGTTGGCTGAGTTGGGAAACAAAATCTGTAGGATTTGCTAAACCTGCCAAAGCCGCAGAACCATCTCCCACAAAGAAGGTGTCGAAATTTTGATTAGACATTATTAAACCCTTGAGTGTATATTACGAGAGAACGAGAATTTCGTGTAAGATTACTCAATTGTTTGTTTAGTCCCGCCACTAGCCGGATTTTCCGGAGTCATGCTCAAAGAAGATCCAGGAGCAGCTTCGCCCTCACCCTTAGAAACCCCTGGAGGAAACGACCCAGCTCCGCTTCCAGGCCCAGGAGGCTTACCCCCTGCTGCGGGGGGCTTGGCCCCAGAACCGGGGGCTCCCGGTGGCGCTGCGGCTTTAGGAGCGTTCTGTTCATTGTACTTCTCTTTGAGCGTTGCACCGAGAAGTGTATCAACTGTCTCTTGTTCTTGCTTCCATTCCGAAACTGATTTCCTCGTCTCAGATTGCCAATCAAGGCCCGTAAATGAATCCAAGGTGGATTTAGAAACCTTGTACCCAAACGAGGACTTGAGAAGATTCAGAGCATTCAAGATCTCTGAATCAATAGAGGGGTCAAGACGGTTTTTCCATTGCAATTTTGGTAACAGGAGCAGTTTCTGATCCTTTATTTCTTGTGCAGTTCTCTTTACCCTGTATCTATGTGTGACCTCAGAAGGAATTGCTTTCACCCATTCATTAATCTCACAAATAGGTCGGAAGTATTTTGGATAAATCCAAATAGCCTCAATAAATTGTCTCAGTGAAAGAAGCCTACGGAGGAACACTTGAAGACCGGATTTAACTGCCGCGAAAGTCTGATCCCCCGATAATACCCCTTTGGCTATCCCAAGCGCCAAGAACTTTACATCATTAATATTGTTCTGCTCTTTTCCAATTGTAGAACTGCGCTCCGCAACTCCGAAGGCCTCAAAGTTGATGCCATAATTCCAAATTAACCAAGAATTTCTGGTACCTATGCAATTCGTAAGATATGAGTGATCCCCACTTACCATCATATTAATAACCTTCTGCGGTTCATCAAGTTTTATAGGAGTTACCGATCTAACTAAAATATAAATATAATTTTCATCCCTCCACCAATTACCCCCAGAACCCACATGTTTTGTTTCTACTTCAAAACCCCAAACATCTTTAGCAAAAGTGGCAGCAACATCCCCCCAAAAATCTAAACGATAATAGGGCTTTCCCACACCAAAAGAACCCTCTGGATTAATTTTTGTTTGAAGTGCAGCATACGTTCCCAATTGTGCTAAAATCAATTTTACCTGATTCATTAAATTTAAAGAAACTGAACAAACAGAAACATACCTATTCTTCACATCCCCATTAATTTTAGTGCAAGAACCGTCTCCAGCCAAATAACCCCTCATAAATTCATATTTTAAAGACAAGGGCCATTTCATAACTTCAGGAGACAATTCTTTTGTATGAGAACCAAACCCCGCATTATCCTCCAACCAATGGGCCAAACTATCAAAACTTGAATTAAGGGCTTGAACTTCACAACTATGCACCTCTTCTCTGCACCGAAGAGAAGGAGAAGACCCGCACAAGGCAGTTATAATCTCAACACAATCCTTCACCTCTTTATCTTTCTCTTGCAAAGAAAAGCACAAGCCAAAACCATGCTGCTGCTTCTTTTGCCCATACCTAAAACGTGTATAGCCTTCTGCGGCATAATAACCTAAAAGACGGGCCTTCTCGGGAGAAACATCTAAAGGCACAACTTCCTCAAATTTTCTAGGAATCATTAAATAGTCACCAGACACAATATCTTTAGCTTCCAACCTTTGATAAGGGTTCCAAGTTTTAAAAAGAACCAGCTTCCGAAGATTTGCAGGGGCGCGATTCGATCTACAAAGTTTTCTTGGCCCTCCCCAAATATCCCATTTATGCTGCGGGGTACATTTAATAAGGGGTGATCCAATTACTTTGAGATTAATCAAATCATTCGAAAACTCTTCCTGCAAAGCTTCCACAATACAAGAATTTCCATCCTTATCCAAAAGACTGTCCCCAACATTAAGATCTCCAATGGCTAACTGTGTTCCGTCTGCTTTGGTAACCAGTGTCTCAGGAACAAAACATTGTGGGTCAGTTTCCGCCCGTGCTAGAAGATCGGCCAACTTAGATTCAACCGCTGGACTCGGCAACCATCCGCTACTTTGGTCCCCTAACTTCGCGACTTTTAAGGGGTTTGCGGCTCTACGATATGTAGCAAGGGTGCTATTATACAAAGCATCCTCAACCATCCATATACGAAACATTCGTGATGCGAGGGAAGTGCCTCTATCGTCATACGAATGAAGTTTCCTCGCAATAAAAGAACAGTTAACGGGATTCAATCTAATCTTTTGCCCAGCTAAAACTTTCGCCACAAATTCAGGGGGCAACTTCCCACGGAACTCCCTAGATTCAGGTGATCCATCAGATAACATAGTTTTCAATTTCATATCAGGCATAAAGTTAATAATCGGATCACAGTTAACCACAGGTATATCGGCTACCGATATGAAATCGGGGTTATGCATTGCACAGTAATCCCACATATTTGACGATTCGCTGAAAAATAAATGTGGAAAAGCTTCCCCAATAACAAGAAACTCTCTAATAATATGCTTCAGTTTATCTTGAATATTAACAGCCTGATTCATATACTCCAATGAATCCTTAATTGACTTCGTTGGATCATCCTCAATGATCAATTCAAAATCACTAATAACCAACTCACAAAAAAGATCAATTGCAGAGCCAAAAACTGGATCGTATTTGTGAAAAAGCCTCCAATATCGATTTGCAGTAAGTCTGTCCTGTGGGTAGAACTGGCGGTCAATTGACTCCACCTCGGGATCGTAGGGCCTGGTTAGGTGGGTCGCTGTTGACCCACTTCCCGTAGTTCCACCCATTGCCGAAACTCCCCCCGGCAAACTCTGCCCAAAAGTCGCCCCTGTCTTTCTCCCCATGTTACCGCCTTCCATCAAATTACAACCTTTAGGGAGAACAGACTTCATCAACTCCCGCTGTTGATAATCCCTGTTGGAAGTCACAAGCCGTGGCATCGATTCGTCTAAACTCCGCTTAGTCTTTTCCCACATTTCGCTATTGTTCCTTTATGTACTACACCAAACCCCGCACCTTACCAACCACCGGCAAACCTTAACCAATAAACTACTTACTCTTTTTCCACTACTTCATCACTCGGATCATACAAAAGCCCCAAATCCTGCAAATATGCACTATCCCTTGCGGTCAGTACACATTTGCTAGGATCATCACCATCACGCATACCACTCACTTTATTTCGATTAATTCTGAAAGCCTTTACCTCAACCTCTTCATTCAGGATTTCATTAATCTTTGCTACCCGTTCATTAAGTTCTTCTCTAACCTTGAATTCCTCAATTAGTGCATCCACCTTTACTGTCTTTTCCTCATCACTCAACTTATCATTTTCAGTAAGATAAGCTACCCGTGCTTCGTCATACTTCTTCATTTCTTCAGAAGGTTCAGTAAGTTCCAGTTCTTCATGAATTGTTTTAAAGACATTCTTGAAAATTACAGCATTACGGCCAAAACCCCAAGAAAGGCCTCCATCACTAACATTAGCCATAAATTTGCCATCCTTTGAAAAACCAACAAAACGGGCAAGAAATGGCTCAAAGTTCAAAATTTGTGCTTTTGTGAATTTCATTTTAATAAACCTTTCGTGTTTTGGTGAGAGAAATTCTACACCTTTGCTTTATATTACGAGAAACTTTAGTTAAGCTTCTCAAAAAGATAAGCTAAAACATAACCGCCTATTGCGATAGCCGTTCCTACCACTACACCAATATAGATAACTATTTTTGGTATAGAAAAGCCTTTCTTATCTTCTTTTGGCATCCTACTAGGAAGTTTTATGCCAGTATTTGTAATATCTTCTGCTTGTAACTGTGCTCTACGGTGGGCAAGACAGTTTTCTTTATGATCCTCAATTTCTTCATCAATTTTATCAGGTAAAGATTTAACCTGGGGGAAAAACTCTTCTTTCCACATTTTCATCATAGCTTCTTGAGAAATTACTTTTGTGGCTAGATCCTTGACATCTAACGCAACATTTTCAACTTGATGTGAAAGTTCAATAACAGATCTTTCAATAGAAGAAAACCATCTGGCACAAGGATGATCAACAGGGATAGTTCCAGTAACTTCTTCACAGAGTAAGCGTTGTGCTGATTTAGGGGGCATATTATTTTCCTTCCTTTTAGTCACTAACTTTGACCGTCAGATTCGTACAAGTGGCAGTGTTTCCGGCGTCTGCATCACTCCAGGTGACTTTCACATCAAGCGTTGTGGCGTTTGTCGTATCGATGTTGGCGGTAACAGCCGTGTTCACCATCTGCAACACGTCGGCGGCAGTAGTGCTGGACGCGATCTTGGCAAATCCCTGACCCCAGAAGTTTCCTGCGGCCCCGGTAGAGTAGCAAGTAATATCCGTTTCGATCTCCCAACCCATATTCGTTCTTCCAACAACACCAAGTGCCGCAGCAGCGACTACGACCTTCGTAGTGTCCGCATCTTCCAACACGACGTGGAAAATAACCGTGGGTGCGCCACCGCCAGTAGCACTGAGGAAACCGCGAGCAGAAACATGAACCGTCTTCCCTGCAAGGGTCCAGAAATCCGCCGGGAGATCGAGTGGCGCGGCACCGTCACCGCCACGACCCGCACCCATCAACGTAGTTGCCACGGCCGTATTGGCAACCGTCACCGCCGTTGTCTGACTGAAAATCGTTCCGTCCATATGCTGTTTGATCAACGTGGCACAGGGTTGAAACCACAGTGCAGACTTGTACATCTCGATGGCACCGCGCTGGATAGTCGCCAAGGTGCTGCCATCTGTGAACATAAGTGGGGCAGTATTTGCAGTAGACCCTCCCGCCTTGAGATGTATGTATGCGGTCCCAAGCGCGCCTGTATTGCTCAGCGCGCCCGTAGAAGCAATGCGCCATCTCTCGGCCACCGTGCCATCCAACGCCGTACAGAGCGACATGTACGCATCTTGCGTCCCGGCAACAGACGTCCAATCCGTCTCCGTACCAATAGTAATTTTCGCGGCATCGGCCACTGCTGGGGTAACACCGTCGTAGTACCACTGGTTCCAAAGAATCGACGTGCGGGTGTTTATCATCCCGCCAGCGCCGCCGTCCTGGTTAGCCGTGTTCGTCAACTCCAAGAAATCAACGTCGGAGGTCACAGCACCCAGGTGCTCAATGTCGATAACAGAAGTCGCCGCCGCAGTACCAAATCCTATGTGCCCGGTAGAGAAGTCGCCAACCATCAGCACGGAGCCAACCCCGGCATTGGAATTGGCAATGTACAACTTGTTGGATTCAGTCGTGAGTGCAGAGCCCGCTTGGTATCCAAGCAGTACGCAGCCATCCCCAGTCGTCAGATTTTCACCCGCGTAGGCACCGAATAGTGAGTTGTTCAACGCCGCTGCGCCAATGTCGTAACCGGCTCGATAGCCCACGAAAGTGTTGTAACTTGAACCATCGTACACAACGCCTGCGGAACCGTATCCGGCCTGATAACCCAAAAATACATTACAAACCCCAGTTTGGTTATAATACCCAGCAAGATAACCCAATGCTGTATTCGATACCCCCGTTGTTGAAAATAATGCAGACGCTCCAACGGCTGTCGTGTAAGATAGCGTCGTCGCAGCAGTTCCGGACGAACTACCAACAAAGACATTCAGATCTCCAGTAGTAAGATTCTGACCGGAGTGGGCACCGATCAGCGTGTTGTTCAACGCCGCTGCACCAATGTCGTAACCGGCCCGGTAACCGACTGCGACATTGTAGTTGGAACCGTCGTAAACACCACCGCTCCCATACCCAGCTTCCATTCCAACGAAGACGTTGTAGGTGCCGGTGCTGGAGTTGTAACCAGCCGAAGCACCCCACATTGTGTTTCCGTGAGCAAGTGCGGCCAGTGCAATCCCCGCGCTGTCTCCGCCAACAGTATTTTTCTCGCCAGTCGTCGTCAGGTTCCCCGCACTGCCGAAATAATAATTGTGCAACGCCGTTTGGGCATATGCGAGAATGCCTGCGCCGTAGCGGTAGTACAAGCCTTCGGGAACCGTGACCCCTTGATATGTAACTCTCGCACCTTCTACTGGAGCGTTATCCACCGCTGCCGCAGCGATCCCCGGATAAGCATAGAACACGGTGTCTGATGTACCACTGCCTGTACTGACACCAGGATAGTGATTGAGATTTCCACCGGCCTTGTTCGTAGCCCCTACCGTTGCACCGCCACCACGAAGCGTTAGCGAGTTGCCTGCCGTATCCGCCGTTGCATGGCGCATTACACCTAATTCACGGGCAGCAGATCCCCAAAGAGATAGGTCATACGTTGGCAGAGTTGGAGCCGCCGCACTGGTGTCCCAGCACAGGCCGAGTTTGTTCCCCGAGAAATCACCGTAGATGAGCGAGGTGTTTGCGGAATTGGCTATGTAGAGTTGATTGTCGCCTGTTGTGTGCTTCGATCCTGCCAGTGGACCGAGCATGACGTTGGAATCGGCGTCATCCCCGAGCACGTATCCTGCGCGGTAGCCTAAACAGACGTTGTAGTCGGCACCGGTATATGCTCCAGCACCTTTCCCTGCTTCTTGCCCCGCGAAAAGATTACTAACTCCAGTTGTAGCGTTATACCCACAATCAGATCCAATGTACACGTTGTAACTTGCACCAGCACCGAGACTATATCCGGCCCTGTAACCGACAACCACGACATTCCCAGCATTATAACCAGCCGCTCCATATCCTGCTAAATAACCAAGGAACGTTCCATAAGACCCGTTATGCCGCTGACCTGCACCATATCCAATACAACAATCCCCTAATCCTGTAGTGGTATATCCAGCATAACTTCCAACAGCAACAACATGGCGATTCGTACCCGTCGCCATTGTAAAGCCAGCGCGATAACCAACAAAAGTGTTGTCCTGCGCTGTCGTAAGTGAATTTCCTGCCTCAATACCAACGATTGTGTTTGTATCACCACCGACAGCAATCCCAGCAGCTCCATTACCATAGATGAGTGTTCCCGTAACAAGCGCAGATGGATACCAAGCGACTGTCGTGCTGTTGAGTGTGAGCTTGCCATTAACGTTCAAATCCGTTCCGTTGAAAGTCAGATCCGCGTCATCGGCCAACACCGGACCAGCACCAACAATAACGACACGACCGGGAGTAAGACCAGCAAGACCTATCGATGTTGGAGAGCAAGCATTAGTCGCAGCGATCAAACTCGTACCGTCACCAAAGTTCGTTTTAAATGAAGTCCATTCGACAGCAGTAGTGGCGTAAGGCATGGCAACGGAATATCCGCCAGCCCCTGCCGAGTCCTTCTGCCAACTGTCGCTGAACGTAATCCGTGCCCCCAAGGCATTCGTGTTCTCGACATCAATCTGCAAATCCCGGAGGGCCGCGACATTGGCCGTCATCTGGATTTGCATGTTTCCACTAAGACCAGTGCCCGTTATCGCAATCGTGTCTCCGCTGATTGTTGCGGCGCCCGTGGCATTGACGTCCCAAATACCACCGGCAGTGAACGTCATGGCCCCGGTTCCGGAATAGATTGTCGTTGCGGAAACCCCGGTACCACTTCCAAGTTTTACAGTTCTGTCTCCAGCGGTTCCAATATTAACAGCGAAGTTATCCGCTCCTGTACCGAGTCCTATCGTGCCGCCTGTTGAATCGAGTGTTACTGCGCCAGTCGCGTTGACATCCCATGCGCCTCCAGCCGTGAACGTCTGTGCGCCAGTACCGGAATAAATAGTCGTGGCCGAGACGCCTGTCCCGCTACCCAACTTCACAGTGCGGTCCCCTGCCGTACCTATATTCACCGCAAAGTTATCTGCGCCAGTGCCAATGCCAATTGTCCCAGCAGTAGAATCGATGGTCACGGCACCTGTCGAGTTCACATCGACTCCGACACCTTCCAATGTGAGCGCACCGGCTGACGTCGAGAAATTCGAGGCCCCACCAGCGTCAATAGAAATGCCATCACCCGCATCAATAGTTATCGTGTTCTTTGCATCAATGTTGATAATCGATGTCCCAACTCCAACATTGGTGGCACGAATTGTCATTGCACGAGCCAAGGCATCATTCGCGTCCGTCAACAGCTCTATGCCATAAACACCGGCAAGAGTGAGCACGCCTGCTGACACTGTGAAATTAGAAGCGGTCACGGCATCCAACGAAATCCCGGCCACAGCCGAGTCCATTGTGATCGCATCATCGGCATCAATATTTAGAATTGCAGTTCCCGCCCCGACGTTGGTTGATGAAATTGTGAGGGTTCTAGCAAGAGCATCGTTGGCCGTCACCTGCAACATGGTCTGCAACGACACTAGTTGCAACGACGACGCCACCGTGCTCCCGACGTAGATACTGCGCGCGCCGTTCGTGCCCAAACCAATCTGGCTCGTAGTGGCGTTGCACCCAATTAGAATACCACCCGCGTTAAGAGTCGAATCAATCTCGATGGCTGTCCCAGCGTCGTTATACCCATGGATCACTGTCTTCCCCGCGCTGGACTCGATGCCGAGAGTGTTCTTGGCTAGGATTCCGATACCCGCAGTCCCCGCCCCGGCATTGGCCGCCGTGATGTGCAATGTATAAGGATTGGCATCATTCGATGTAAGTCCAACTGTCATATCCGCAGCCGTAGTCTGAATAAGACGACGAGTACCTAACAACTCCAAACTGGCCCCGCCAGCCCCCAGGTTCTCGATCGTCATCACGTTGGCCGTTGCCGCAGGCATCAACTGGTGCAAAGCCAGGGCCGTGCCGTTGACCGCCACGGGAACACTAATGTCCACCGCCCCGCTATCCGCCGTAATGGACCGCCCAACTCCCGCACCACCAGCATCATAAGCATCGTCCAAAGTATAAGCCGTTGAAACTACGGTTACCCAAGCAGCACCATTATAATATTGAAGAAAACCTGCACCATTAACACGAACCATACCCATTGCCAAACCAACAGGAGCATCCTTAGTATCAGGCAACAACAAAGCGCCTTCTGAATCTGCCGTTCTATCAAAATTAATACGCTTATCCTGCAAAACACCCATATTACAACGCAAATTTACTGTTGTATTATGAATCCCATTCACGGTTCCTATATTAACTATATCGTCTGCTGTTACCCAAGAACCCCCTAATGTAATTGTGTCCCCATCCCCACCACCAAGAGTAATATCTCCATCACCAATCATCGATCCACCATCGACAATTGTAAATATCCCGTTAACGCTCAAATCACCCAATACGGTGGCAACAACACCTGGAGAACCAATTGACAAAGCTGTGGCATTGACTGTCCCAAGAGTTAGCGTACCACCAGCAATACCATAATCAATACCGCCAATAAGGAGCTTATCCGCATCCAAAGAATCGCGGACTTGACCAGAGGGACGTACTAATGCTTTTACATCGGCCATTAAAACACCTCAGTAAAGGGTTTTTTACCTTTGACATCTGCAACATCATAAAAAACTGGTTGTGGAATCAATTGGGGTTCCACTTGACCTTTTCTCAAATTTCCATCTTTATTAAATTTCAAATTCGATACAGAAGTTTCATATTTTTCTTTTTGTTCCTTGGAAATTCTAGTAACCGGGAGTTTTGGACACTCATAGCTTTCCAAAGACATTTCCATAATTTTATCTATTGCTTGAACTTCATCCCCATCCTTTAAATAAAACCTTTTTCTTCCCATCAATGAAGGAATATCTAATGTTAGTACAAGCATCCCCTCTTTTTCTTTCAAAAGAGCAGTTGGAATATCTTTGAAATTTATTTTAAAACTTTTCATTTATGTAGTTGTCAAAGTTGGCCGGAATACCATTGTTGTTGTATCCCGTGCAAAGCCAATTTCTTGCTGAACTGTCCAACCAACTGGGGGAGCTGTTGCAAATCCTCCTGCTGTGTCCAAATAATACATCGTACCCGGAACAAGTACCCACGCAGGATTCACGATTTCTCTACCCGTATAGACAATATCAACTGTTGGTCCGTGATCGGCTATTACCATTCCATGAGCAAGATCACCTACAATAGCATCAGCAAGAATTACTGTATCAGCGGCAGAAACATGGACAAGATCACCAAGGGCAATTGGGACGCCTTTTATGTAAGATGTGCCAATACCGAATCCGACACCTGCAAGTAGGTCATAATCTGTTCCCAAATCATCGGTAAACCATAGCGTAGTTGGTGACAGATTATCTATCCATAAAGTTGGCTCACCTACTGCACCAGGATTTGCTGGATTACCTGTTGAATCGAATTGCAGACCCCCTGTGCCAATAATAGGGTCATTATCTATGTTTAATTTATTTTCTAATGCTAGGATCGCACCCGCAAGAGAATTTGGGTGATTAGCAATTACTTCGTCAACATTATCGATCATTAAAGGGGCAAATGTATCGAGTGCCGTTGGAAAAACGATGGGTCCCCAGTTAGTAGTCATGATTCAATACTCCTGTCGGGATTTAGTATAAAGGAAAAACTGTTGGGGTATTAAAGGAGAGGACTAATCTTACAGTCTGGCGTAGTTGTAACGATTTCTCAAGTATTTCCAGACAAAATCGCCTTTTGATGTACTTTCCATGAAGGCGGTGTACACATCGGGCTCAACATCGTAATAGCTGTACAAACGATCCGCCCCATTGTTCTTGCTTAGGAAACTCACATAAAGGATTTGCTTTTCATCGTCATAACCAAAAGAGGAGACATTACTAGACTCAACAGGAATCATTACTGGGAGCCCTGTACCTGTCTCTGGCTCTACCTCTGGCTGAACCTCTGGAACCTCATCTGGGGGCGTTCTAGGTGGCTCAGGTTTGATTTCCTGCTGGCCTTGTTCAACTGCTGTACCTTTGGGAACAGCATTTCCGTCTTCATTGAGTTCCATCGTATTTGGGTCGAAATATACAACTTGACCATTTTCATCCGTTACCATTTGAGCGTCTTTAATCATGCCAATACCACCAGCAATTCTGGATAATGAAAGATCCGTTATGCTTTTCATCATCATAGTCCACCAAGTCCTGTAATCACTGCCTTGTAAAGTTCTGGATGATTTTCCTTTGCATCAACTAGCTCATCTAGGACATCAGCTACTATATCGTATTGATCGCGTTTTGCTTCTTGGTCAAATTTATATTGTTCAAAATTATCTTCTAATTGTTCTATGTATTCAACCATTTTGGCGTTTGCATCTGATGAAAGAGTTGATACCAAACTTTCCAAATTTTTAGAAATACTTACAATAAAGTCCGATTTCGATTGCTGACTAAACTTGACAGATTTCAGATCCTCAAGAATGGAGGAAATGTCGTTTTCTTGAGCGCTTAACTTAGCAAGATTATCCAAAATTTTTGTAGATTTATCAGCTTCTTTTTGAGCAATAGCAGAAACTTGCCTATAATATGCCAAAGCACTGTCCAAAGGCATCGACTGTGGAAGTCTATCCGTGTATATTCCTGGTACGGAAGATTTGTAAAAACTAACATTTCCTTGGTAATCGATAGAAATGCCGAAATTTTCTAATGTTGACCGAAGATTGTTTACTGCCGATTGATCAACTGGCGCTTCACTATCCTGAAAAGGGGGCTGTTCATTATTGCCCCCGTAGGAAATTATTGGATTTCCTTGCTCATCAATTTCGTACTGTCCCGTGAGCTTACGAGCAATATTAGCAAATTTATTGTTTAAATATGTTTCGGATGTTAATTCATGGGTTATATTGATGGCTGTTTTTGGTTTACCCAGCAATTCTCTTACCTTGTCCGTTGAACCTTGCTTTGAGATTATGCCGTGATCTACCAAAGACATCGTGAATCCATAACGATCTTCTTCATCTAGCGCATTAAGAAGTAAATTGTAGGATTCTTGCGCCAGTAATCCGCTGGTATCTGCCATCAATTTGGCTCTCTCAACTGCATCATCAAGACTTATCGGCATTGGATATATTCCTCCACTTTCGCTTTATTAGAACATACTTTTAGTTGGTGGACTAAACCTTGTCGATTTTTTCTTCTCTTGACAAACCCCAAAAAAGACTTAGATTCAAAACATGAAAACTTTAGAACAAACCATGATTTATGCAATCACCAAACATGCTGGTCAAAAAGACAGGAGTGGGAATCCTTACATTTTTCACCCTATTCGAGTAGCTTACAGCGTTATTGAATATGGGGAGGAATACGCACAGGCAGGACTTCTCCATGACGTTATCGAGGATTGTGGGGTGAGTACTGAACAACTTCTCAGTGAAGGTTTTTCACCTACTGTTGTTGAAGCTGTTTCCTTGCTTTCTCGTCCTGCTCCTGGTACGGAAAATCGCCCAACTTATAGCGAATTCATTGAGAAAATTCGTGATAGTAAAAATGAAATTGCAATAGAACTGAAAATTGCAGATCTCAATGACAACCTGCGTAGAATTGACTCACTTCCACCAGAAGAGCAGGACATTCGCCACAGGTACGAAAAAGCGTTGAAAATCCTACATAATTACTAAATTCTTCTTTTTGCCACTTGACAAGCCTTTTGCAGTGGTTATATTCCTAGGTAGGGACAGAGAACAAAAGGGAAGTAACTTGGACAAAATAATTGTCAGAAACGATGGAGGGTGGGATTACCAAATTGATGGACAACTCTTTAGCTATCTTACAGCACTTGACTATCTACAATACAAAATAGGGTTTACAAGGTATCAGACAGAAGAATTCCTTGAGCAGCTAGAAAACAATTTACATAACAACATGAGGATTTGAAAATGGTTACGAAATACAGGGTTGATCTGGAAACAGAAAACGGATGGATTGAAAGCCATGTCCTTGATTCCATGACCGAAGCAGTCCTACACGGAATTAAGACTGTGGTCTATGGATACAAGAGTTACCGCGTTGTCCCCGTCTCCGTTCCTAAGTAGCCTACCAACTTTTTTTGCTCTGAAAAATTGATCCACTGACAATATCTTCATCAGCAGTTTGTCTCTTTCTAATCGCCCTACGTTTCTTTGTATTAGCTAACTCATCAACGTGTAAATCCTGGATCAAGCTGTGAACGCCCACAATGCACCTAGCAACGTCGTCCGAGTCCCGCCCACGTACTGTACCCTTGTTCGGATTCACAAACTTGTTGAGGTTGGCAGAGCGGCTTAAACGCATTAGCTCCACCAGTGCTATTGTTTCCCCTGCCATTACTTCTTGTGCAGTCCCCAATACCAATGCCCCCGTCTTTGTAATTGAAACATGGTCTTCTTCACGCGGAGGAAGCATCTTTACATTCCCGTTGTATGCACCTTTTAGAAACGACATAAAATGTTCTGCCCGCAATGTCATTTGGTCAGCTTGAATGCCAGAATCTCGGATTTGTTGAATGGCACTTTGCGACCCCCAATGGTCAAAATAAACTGACCCGATTCTTATTCTTTTACTGAGTACAGTTATGATGTCAAGAATAGAAGCAAACCAAATCTCTCTAGCAACCGTTGGCACAATCCTTACCGCAAAATCAATAACCGTACATTGCATCATTCCGTAATGCTGGCCAACTCCATCAGCAGGAAGTACCCTACCACTTTGAGCAAATCTATAGTCAGTCATTGGACCATCTGGGCCAACATTTGGTACAACATATGTACCAAGATCCTCTGGCCAAAGTACGTCAAGTTCTGGCTCAATTCTGCCTGATCTGATATGAGGAGGAACTGGACCCTTGGGATTATCAATTTTCTCTATGGCACCTTCTGGAATTACATCCTTGCGCTCAACCCATTCCGAATGAGCACAAACCAAGGCAAAAGCGTCCCATGTCAACCCAGCATCGCCAAACAGATAATAGGTGTTTTGCGAATCTAGTTTGCACTGGTCCACGTCCAAACCAATATAGGATTTCCCAGTTTTATCAGTCATGTAATTTTCAGAGAATTTCGCAATAGGTTCGCGATCCCACTCAATACATGACCAAAAACGAATTGGGTCATCTACGTAAGGTGTTGCGGCATTTGGCGGATTTGCGCCGAAATCTCTTTCCGCACCTACTGGATCTTTGTCATATTCTGGTTGAAAAAATTCTCTGGTAAATTTTGGATTAAACTTCCAAGTGGGGCCTTTCCAACCAAAAACTTTCTTAAGCGTACCATCAGCAGCTTGGTTATAAGTAAGCATTGCTGGGTCATCTTGAGCAATAGGTGATGTAACATTTATCATCATTCCAAAAAATGGAGGAAGCCCAGATGTTTCTGAAGCTGCTCTAACAGTCATCAAGCTTTGGTTAAGAACGCGATAAAGCTCCTGTGCTGATTGCGTACCTTCAGTGTCCTTCAACCTAGCCCATTCATCAAGACCAGACAATATTCTTGTTTTACCTGCTACACCAGCCGAGTCACTGGCAACTCTATTGTACCTTACTTGTGCCCATTCATCATGTATTACATCATCGTTTACTTTGTATGCCCAGTTGTCTTTCCCGTGACCAATCTGCATCTTCTCCTGAGCTTTTACCCAAGTCATGTATCGATTAATCCAGGGAGAATTATTTCTCATACCCCGGTACTTTGCGTAAATCGTTTCCTTTGCTTGTGTGGCAGTTGAAGCAGCGAATGTAACTTCAAATGTTTCTGCTTTTTCCTGCTTCAAATATCGTTGGAGATAGTTCTTTCCACGGACAGCTAATGCACTATTGAAATGTTCTAGGTAACCTCCAATGTGTCCACCAAGATAAGACTTGCCAGATCTCATTCCAGCGATAATGATAATCTCATTGAACGGAATCATCAAGCCGTCTTTGAAGAATTCCTTTTGAGTTGTTCCGCATTTTGGGCAAACGAAGTCTTGGTATTGTTCGGACCATATGAGCAAAGTTTCTGACTCTAAATATGTCCTGGATTTTTCCCAGCAATCAACAGCTTCTGGATCGGCGGAATTGCAAATACGACAACGAAGATTGAAAACATCTCTGAGGATTTGGTATTGTCGGTAGAACTCGAAAGTAGATGGGACATTCCAGAAATCCGTACCCGTCACCCATTCAACGATATTAGGTGCAAGGTTAGAAAGATAGCGCCTTTCTTTATCCAAGTCAATTGATGAGCCTTTCTTAGAGACTTCATCGATAAAAGTATTTATTTCTTTGAGACTCATGCTTTAGGATACTCGAATCCTTCTTCCGCGAGCATTAGAGTATTTTCGTCTGGTAAATTAACATCTAACTCTACTGGATAAATAAAATATTCCTCTGACCTGCAAGCTTCTATTGCTTTTTCTTTAGTTGAAAAAATACCTTGAAATCCCCAAGGTTCATTGTCTACCCATTGTCCAACTAAGTATAGCATAAATTTCTCCTATGCCGGTTCTAACCAAAAATTATTACAAAAAACCTGTAGTACATTTCCTCCTATTTTTTGGTCCGGTAAATCACTTGGTACTCTATATTTAATGCCATCAATAAAAAATGTTTTGCCACGCACATCACCCATATATTGCCGTGGGACAGTTAGCAAAACTACAGCAATTTTTTCGCCAACTTTTACCGTAGCATCTTTAAGAATTACACGGCCCATTACGCGATATTGCTCATCCCGCAGGAGCTTATCATTGCCAAAAAACTTGGGGATTGGACGATTGTCGGTCATACAGGAACCACCAAACCTCTTGCTACCATCAAGGCTTCCCGCAAATCTTCATTCTCGGCATGTACAGCGGCTTTCTCTAGTCTCAACTTGTCTAGATGATTTTCTGCCTTCACTGCTCGTTCAATTGCCTCATCCCGTTGTTGCACAAGGCTTTTGCCATACACCCGAATTGCATTCCAAAATATCTTGGCGGCTTCCTCGTCTGCGCCTAGCCTATTGACAATTACTGTTCCATCTGGTTTAATCACTGCAATCGGATTCTTTTCATCCTCGCCAACAATAGTGATTAAAAACTCTGGTGGAGGACTATTAATTGCTAAACTCGCAAAACCACTTGTATCAATTGTAAAATCTTTTTCCATTGCATCTCCTACTTTATTCCATACTGACGTAACACAACCAAATGTGCATCTTGAATAATTGACTTTAATCCATCACCCAATCTTGACCGAATTAGATTGTTCACTTCCTCAACGGCCAATGAACCTGGATGTTCCCTGCTAACGTGTGCAGCAGCTTCTTCAGCTACTTGCGCTGCTTCGTTCATCACAGCTTTAGCCACCATTACGATAGCTGTCTCAACTGCTTTGCCAGCTACTTCAATGGAATTTTGCATTGAGATTAATTCTTTTCTATTTTTCAAATTCTCGGTTACTAATTTTTGGTAAGTGCAGATCTGACCAAAGTCAACCATGTAACCAGGCTTTGATTCTTGGGTCTTCAATCGAGCATCCATTTGAGCAATACGGTCCTCTGCGGATTTGACAAGTTCACGTAGCTGGATAAACTCATCAACGACGTCATGGGTTAATCCAAATCTTTCTCTTAGGTCTTGGTGAAAAATTAGTGTATCTTCATCGGCATTGTTGGTTTGGAATCTAATCGCACTCTTCAACAAACGCTGAAAAATCTCTACGGTTACGACGTGCTTGTTGAAGTGTTCCCGTGCAATGTTGTAGTGGATTGGCTTGGATTCATCGGGAGAAATTTTGTTTTCATCACCAAGTTCTTTTAGCTGGTTATTAAGCCATTTCGAAGTGCCCATAACTGATTCATCGGACATCAATACTTTTTCGTGAATATCACTCCAGAGCTTTAAATTGCTGAACATCATGGCACATATGCGGCAAGAGTTAACATTCCCTGCTTTTGCTAGGTCTTCTGTGGTCAAAGGCTTCAGCATAAAAATTTACCTCCAGTTAGCACTATACGATACTTTGCAGAAAATTTCTAAATTATTTTTTCTCCTGCTTTAAACAACCAAAACTACTAAATTCCATCGGCTAACAATTAATAAATCTATCGTATACACTAACTAATCTCTGTATAAGGAAGATCATTACGCGCGTATGAATTTAGAATTCTAGAGAATTAGGATCTAGGAATAAGAATAAGAAGTTATAACATGGGAATTAGATAAGATCCGAATCCTGACCGAAGGGAAGGATGAGGATCTTTCTCAGCGCTGCAAAAACAAAATTAAGGCACAAAAAAACCTCTTCATCAATTTCTAATTAAAAAAGCTGTTTTTCGCGGTGCATCGTGTTTTTATTTATTTGCTTTGCAATATACAAATTTAATTTGTGAGGCTTTAGGTTTCCTAAACTTAGAGAGTTATACTCTAAGTTATGATACTGGTGATAAAAACAAAATTATGTCCTACGGTAGAACAAGCGCGTTTGCTTCTAGCTACGATGGAGAAAATAACAGAGGCGTGTAACTGGTTAGCTCTACAAGCATTTAAAGACAAAACTGCGAATAAAATAACACTACAACATTCTTATTATCGAATTATGCGGGAAAAATTTGGCCTTTCTTCCGAAATGACCATACGTGCTATAGGAAAAGTTAGTACTGCATATAAACGAAACAAAAAAGTTCAGCCAAAATTTAAAAAACATAGTGCGATTGCATATGACCATTGGATGTATAGCTTTAAGGCTATTGATCAAATTTCTGTCCTTACTCTCGACGGAAGAATAAAAATGCCTTTTGTAGTCGGAGATTATTTTCGCTCCCGTCTTGAGGGAAAAAGGGGCCAGTCGGATCTTGTTCTCAAAAAAGGCAAGTGGTACCTTTACGTTACCGTCGAAGTCCCCGAAGAAGCCCAGATAACCCCCAAGGAATGGATGGGAGTTGATCTTGGCATTAGGAATCTCGCTGTTGACTCGGATGGGGACAAGCACAGCGGGGACAAGGTTGAGAAAGTTCGGAAAAAACAGTCTCGACTCAGATTTGAACTTAAGTCTGTAGGAACCAAATCGTCTAAAAAGAAACTCAAGAAGCTGTCGGGAAAGGAAAAACGTTTTAGAGCCGATACAAACCACACCATTTCAAAGACTCTTGTTTCTAAGGCCAAAGGCACCGGTCGTGGGATCGCTCTTGAAGACCTCAAGGGGATTAACAACCGGGGAACGGTTAGAAAAGACCAAAGAGCAAGCAAAAGAAATTGGGGTTTTTATCAGCTTCGCACCTTTATTGAATACAAGGCGCGGTTATCTGGTGTTCCCGTAGGTATTGTTTCCGCCTATAACACCAGCATAACTTGCCCGAAGTGTGACTATATCAATAAGGGGAACAGGCGAAGCCAAGCGGAGTTCTGTTGCAAGTCGTGCGGTTACACCGACCATGCTGATCATGTTGGGGCGGTGAACATCGCACGCAGGGCCACTATCAATTGGCCTATTGTTGCGGCTATTGGGAGAGAAACCAAGCAATTGGATACCCCTCCTAGGCTAGTGACAAACCGCAAGTTTAGTGCGGTAATTGATTTCGTTCGAAAATCTTTCTCCCCGCTTTAGCAAACCAACAAGTTTTGTCGTAAAGTACTTGGGTAACCATTTTGGAGGAAAAAATGATAAAATTGGGTTTGCAAGATAAAGCGTTCGAAAGAATGGCACAAATTCTTGAAAATACTGATCTGAGTTCACAAATCAAGGAATTTCGTCAAGACCTTTCGGATGTTGGCCTTTATTATTCTCCAGAAAATGTGCCCCTGCAACTGAATAGCTACACAGACATTGCCCCCGAAGAAATGGACCAGTGGGTTATGATTGAGGGGGTTGAGAAAAAATATACAGATTATATATCTATGTCAAATATGAAAAGTATTATGAGGGAATTGAAAAATACAGGAGAGGAAAATTTTGTTCATGTTCAAGGCGGTGAGTATGCTGTGCGTGTTTTTGATAATGCAGGTAAGCTAACTCCTGCGGGTTCGATTTTGAAGGATAGTGCAGCTTCACTGTCGGGTTATCCTGTTTTGAATGATGATGAAATAAGTCAGACAGAGTATGATGCCACAATAGAAAATATTGAATCTGAGGGTTATAGTGTTGTTAGCGATGAAGCTCCGGAAGATTGGGCAAAGCAAGTATTTACGTGGTTATGGAAACATAACCAGGAGGCTTTTGGTGAGCACGACAATGAAACTGGGGGACAGTGGGTTGAAGAAAGTTCTATTCAAGAAGCCGCAAAAGAGTTAGGCTTTGCTTTGGTAGAAGAAGATGAGTTTGAAGAAGAAGATACAGAGCCAAAACCAGAAGTTATAGATCCTCGTCAAACTTCCTTCCCATTCAAAGCAAAGAGGGAACGTTAAATCCTCCAACCCCTTTTGAATTACCCTATCGGAAAGATAGGAGAACATACCATGAAAATTTTCCATATTAGCGATTTGCATGTACGCTCAGACATGAAGCACAATTATCAGGTAGAGTCCAAGCTCTACACATTGTCTCAGAAGCTTGGCCCTGTTGATTTTATAGTTTGTACCGGAGATATTACAGACGATGGCTCCGAAGTCCAATATGCTAATGCGCTGAAGCTGCTTACACCATTTACCAACAGGATTATCGTAGTCCCCGGAAATCATGACCTGGGTGCGAGTGGTTTGTTCTACAATAAAGAATGTGTAAAACGCTTCAAAGTTTTTGCGTCATTACTGAACTTCCCACGCAATGAATTTTATGATTTGCGAATTCTTCCTATTGATTCAAATCTAAAAACATATACCCCATTTGATTTTGCAAAAGGCAATGTTGGTTGGTGGAATCGCAGAGCAATAAAGAAATTCGGTCTTCAATGCAAGAAGGACAAAAAGATTTCGCTAGTCTGTATGCACCACACGCCTTTCGAAGAACGCTGGGCATTGGAATTGAAAGACGCGGAAGAATTGCTACGTGCTTGTGAAGGGTACATTGATTATTTTCTTTGTGGCCATGAGCACAAGGAAAGAGTCGTGTCCTTCAATCGAGAAGGTACACAGCAAAGCACTGTCTATTACTCGGCACCTTCTCTAGCACATGAATCAGCACAGCCAACAGAAATCAACATTGAGTTTTCCAGCAAGAGGTAACCAATGCGTGTTGTAATTTGTTTATCGGCTGGTCATGGTGTTGTTGGAAAAGCAATTAGGAAACTTACCCAATCAGATGTCAACCATGCTTTCCTTGCTTATCCCGATTCAGAGTGGACAGGATTTTGGGCAATGGAAGTAGATCAACGCGGGATCATTCTTGTTCCTGCCGAAACTATTGAATATGAGAAATTGGTTTGCTTTGAATACAACAAGGATATTTCATTCGCGTTGCCAAAAGTTCGTGCAATTGTTGGCTCCAAATACGACTTCCTTGGTATTCTCGGTTTCCTTTGCAAACTATCTGTATGGCGTTTATTTAAAAAGAAAATTTTAAATCCAATTCATAAAAAGGGTGAGCTATTTTGTTCTGAAGCAGTTACCACATTTCTCAAAGAAGCTGAGATACCTTGGACAGCACATTTAGATCCAGCATCTACTTCTCCCGGTGATTTGTATACATTACTGGATAATGATTCCAATTTCGAATCCATTCCTATTCCTTGGGTCAAATGAGAAAGATCCAGTTACATAATCTCAAAGAAGCCAATTACGTTCTCAATTCACTTACCCGCTGGGATAATAACATTGGCGAACAGGCTAGACGATTAGCAACCTGGGTTAAAAAGGGTTGGCTAAAGCAAAGCGATTTATTTGAAACAGTTAATAGTTTACTTGAAGAGTCAGTTGGTTACGGTTTACTAAGTAGGAAAGACGTTGCCAGATTAATTTCGCAGACCCACTTGACAGACCTTGTTGGAGCGGTTACAGTATACACGGACGAGAATCCTGGTGAAGAGGCGGTAGCGATGTACATGCTGACTGCCAAGGAGCGAGGTATTGATGTCGAAAAAGCGATTGCATTGTATTTCGACTTCAAGGAACAATATCAAGAAGAACTAGAAGAATGGAAAGCAAAGTTTGATTTCGATATTGTTGAGAAGGTCAAGAAAATTGATACGAAGCGGAAAAAGGACGGGACATTAACAGTTAACGAACAAAGACGACGTATATTGGACAATAGAGCAAAACAGAAATTGTATAGACAGCGTAAGTTGAAAGAATTGCGCGAATGGACGGAAGAGACAGAGTTGACAAAGCCTTGGGAAGAAGAACGGAAACAACTTCCGGGATTGAAGGAAGCCGAATTTGAAGCGGCTACGGACAAGCCGATAGACAAAGGGAACGACAATGGCCAACATTAAACTTAGACCAGATTTTCCAGATTTTAACAATCTTTACACGGGCGTGACAGACGATTCATTTTCGAGAATTGCTGCACATGTTAGAGAAGTGCCGCCTGAAGCAAGAGCATATGGAATTGGCACTAGTGGCGTATTCGATAAAGTAGCCGATGACGAAAGCTATGAAGAGGATACGGGAGGGTTTGACTACGATGACGAGGAAACCCAACGACTGGTAGAAGCACTTAGCCAGGAAACCCCAGAGGCAGAAATCCATGTAGGCTCTGTTGCCCACTATCTCCATAGCGATTTTGGTGTGATTCTCAGCACAGATCGCAGGAATGGCGCGGTAAATGTTGAATCGTTTAACGACGAAGATGAGATGTACGAAACATGGGATCAGCACCTCTTGTCCTCACGTCGCCGGGAAATTTAGTCCTACCCCCTTGACTTCCTAAAACTAAGCCTTACATTGTTGCCAAGTATCGTATCTTCTCTGTGGAGGAAACATGGATCAAAAAAAGCTAGATTATCTTCAGGGTATTCTAAACTTTGAAAAGAAAGAGATTTTTGATGAGAACGGCGTAAAGTCGGAAATCGAAGGCTTTACTTACGCAGAATTGATAAACTATCTTGAGGCAGGAGAGTACCACAGTGTAGGAATTCTCCAAATGTTCCGCGAAGTCCTTATCGCGCATCTTTCCGCAGGTACAGCCAAACTCGCTTTACAAGGGGGAATTGGCGATGGTTGCGAATTCCATATCAAAATTTCCGATTTGCGGGAAACTATTCAACTGATTAAGGAAACATCGGAGTTGATAGAGTTTTTGGAAAGTACACCATATGCAGAAAGGAATTCAAATGACGGTCAGGACTAGAAAAACAATTACTGATTTGATTCAGCAACTTAAAGTGCAGGAAAAGGAGATCAAGTCACAGCTTTCTGATGGACAACGCAGGCTGAACGAAACACGGGACAGGATTGCCACTTGTTACTGGGTGATTGAGGAAAGTGGTGATGTTGAGCCTTGTGAGGATTATGACCCTTGCGAAGAACTGACAAGATTGTCGCAGAAAGAATTTCAAGAGTTGGTAGATGCTAACCCACATTTGACATATGAACAGGTAGAAGATATTATTACGCAGAATGGTATGATACTGCCTGTGCCAAGCCCAAAGTCTGAAAAATGGAGGGAAATAAGTAAAGAAGAGTGGGAAGAACTGATACTGATGCATCCACGCCTTTCTCCTGTTGAAATAGAAAATATCCTGCATTCACAAAATCTTTTTGCCCCAGACCCTTATGATGGTTGTCCTTGTTCGGATTGTAATAAGACTTACAAATCGAAACCCAAGGCAAAACCAAAGAAGAAGGTTTCAAAGAAGCCCACCAAGAAGACCAAGAAAGGTAAGAAATAATGATCCGTAAATCTAAGGAAGACTTGAAGGAACTATTTGGGAATGCTTTTGAAGTCAAGAAGTGCGGAACTGTTGATGCTCGCCCAACTGCACCGGGAGAAGCCGTTGTTTGTGACAATTTCAGCGGGCAAGTTCAGTTTACGGGGATTGGCTACGTTGTCAGAGAGGGAAAGACCAGGAACTACTACGAGCCGTCACAATTCCACAATATGTATGAGGAAGTTCCTAATGGTCCGGAAGGCCCAGGGAACGAGCGTACCTATAGACACAAGGGAAGTTTCAAGGCAATCAAGTACGAAGGTGACCCATGTACCTATCGGACCTCTACGGGCACGCTAGAGGTCCTAAAAAGCGATACTTACATTGTTCAGATTTTCGACGATTTCGAATTCGTTCCAGAAGCCCAATTTAGGAAGGCTTTTCACAATGTCTGAAATTTTGAAAGCCCCTGTTAATCCCATTTTCATCAGACGTGTGAAAAAGGGCGACAGTATCAATCGTTCCTTGGATTTCTTTTCCCATGCCACCGAAGCAGCACCAGAAGACGGAATAATCCTACGTGAAGATCGTGGACAAAAGCTAAAAGGCACTTCGCTTTACGTAAGACTTTCTGATCTCAAGAAAATCAAAGACATCAAGCTAGGTGAAGAAATCGTTGTCTATCCTTGGGAAAATAGTAGACAATGAGGATCAAAACTAACATCGAACGTGAAGAACGTAAACAGCGCAACAAAGCAAAGCGCGGTATCAAAAATGTAAAGAAGGATATTTTCAAAGCTGTGCGAGAAATTGTTAATTCCCAAACAAAGTTAGACACATGGGCAAAAAATGAAGGATTAACCGAAGAAGATTTGGCTGAATTAAAGAAAGAAGAAATTTCGTGCGACAGCAAGTAATCAAAAAAGGTTTATGTGAAAACGAAGGGTGTCATCAAGTAGGAAAGCTCAATCGTTATAAAGGAAAGTATCTTTGCCCAACTTGTTTGAATCCACAATATAAAGAACAAGACGCTACTACTTATCTGTTTCAACAAGAAAACGCCAATCTACCAGAAAATGTCCCACTACCTAGTTTAGAATACGGAGACATTGTTGAGGTTCGTAAAGCAGTTGATCGATTTGCTATCAAGCAATTCAGAGCCAAGCAAAGGTATGGACACAGCCACAACTGGGCTTACCAAAATGATTGAAAAAACGTACCGAGGCCTTTGCCAAACTCCCGGCTGTGGCAAAAAGGGTAGATTGACTTGGTATAAACAACAATTCGTTTGCCGTGATTGCGTCATTCCTCCAGATCCACCCCAACATGCTGTAGACTTCCTTAAGCAATCGGAAAGTGCTTATACTCCAGAAAATACCCCAATGCCGGGATTTACTCAAGCGGATATTGTAACTCTTAGAAAAAGAAGGTTGAGCAATTGGGGCCGGGGAAAAAGAAAACGGGAAGCCTATGCAGAAAGAGATTAAGTTAGTACAAACAATTCGTGACTTGATGTACGAAGCTGTTGAAGGTATTTACGCAGGTGATTGCAAACATCTTACTGTTGGCAGACTTGAAGATACTTTTGCTCTACTTAAAGAATTAGAAGATCTACTGAACTCTCGTATAATGGTTCCATGATAGTTTCTGAACTACAAACCCTGCTCAACCTTTTTCCAGAAGATTTGGAAGTTGTGGTTTCAGAAAAATTCCACGAGTTCCGGGTTCCCAACATTGGTAAAATTTCCGTAATTATTAGCAAAGAAGGACTTGACAAATATTACTTTGAGAATGATGGAGAATTAGTTGAAGGCGAGCAGATCGAAGAGGTGCTGTTGATTAACTAGGCCTTTAACGCTGCCTTAGCCAATGTTAGCCGTTCCGAATCACGCATACCATTAGCAAAATCCCCACCACCAAGAGTTGATCGTTTAGAACTTGAGGGCATAGTGCGAAGCTTTCCAACATGCTTCGCTAACCACTCGTCAGCTACCTTGTCAGAACGAATAGCTAGCGCAGTTATTTTGGAAGCATTAGCAGATCGTTGCTCTTCTTCCTTGATAGCCCTACAACGCTCTAGGAGGCCGTTTGACAGCCCTTCCCGATATTCCCTCTTGGCGATACGGGAGAAGTCTCTGGGGCTGTAGAAAACGACACCAGAGGGCTTGTATGCATTGCTAAGGTTCCAGACTTGGTTGTAAACAGATGAGAAACAATAGCTGGCGATTTCTGCCTGATCTTTGGGGCCATAAAAACAGAATGAAAGATTCCTTTTCCCGCCAGTTCTCAAAAAGTGTTTGCAGTCGAAATAAGTATCCATTGCTGCTGCAAGGATAGAGATCCAAATTTGTCTATTCTTTGTTTCAATAACTGTGTCAACCCCATTTCCAGGCTCATTGTCCTGAAGTTGCACCGTAGCTTCAGCTTCATTGATCCCGTGTTCAAGCATCAATTTGCGAGCGATTTCCAAAGCACTAGCGATTTCGTGTTCGCTGGTATTATTGTCGGGATTGGCTAATGATTTTAGCTTACGGATCTTGTCGAGGATTTTTTCGTGGTCTGTCATTGTAACTCCTTGTATATATTAACTTTTGTGAACCTGCCGCGACTTGCACGCGGAACCACCGAATTAAAAGTTCGGGACTCTTCTACTTGAGCTACAGGTCCGTAACTATTAGTAATTCTTTCTGTAAAATCTCAGCAAACAATTTTTGTAAAGTTCGCCCATCCATGTGATGATGTAGGGACCGTTTGGGGCACCAAGAGATGTTGCGAACTCCTCTCCTTTTTCACGAAGAATACAGTCACCAATAGAACCCTCTTCTTCAAACTGGTGGTACTCCTTGATGATCTGGTGACATGTTGCTTCATCCATATCCATTACGAAATCTAGTGCGGTTCCCATTTTAGTTCTCCTTACCCAATCTTCCCACTCAGAAGATCATCCTGAATTTTGGCATAAAGGGCGGTGAGCATCTTGTTTGTGTCCTCATCGGCAGACATATCAGCAACAGCAAGAAGAGGTTCAACAATCATGGAAAGAGCGGAGTAAAGGCCCTCTACCCGGAAACGCTGCCTCCACGTCTCCATGTCCCACTGGAAATTCTCATGGGATAGGCAACCCCCATTACGTTGGGCGCTCCTGTGGTTGATTCCTTCCTCCAACTTGGCTCGTAGTTCATGTGCTCTTAGAATTTGGGACATTTTAGTTCTCCTTCCACTCGGCAATTTTCTTCTCGTAAAACTTGATGTCATATTCGATGTGGCTCTTGCGAGTTTCCTGTTCAGAAAGTTGCTCGTCGCGAACTTCCTCAAAAGTCAGGGTAATCGAAGAGGGGCAGTACCGGGGCCGCTCAACAGTAACCGGAGCCTCACCCTTGACCAGCGTGACGAAAACGCCCTTCTCAACCCTCTTACCAAAAACACCTTCATGGCCTGTGACGACATACGTAGTAACCTTATCCGTCGTCTTCAGGTGCTCAATGTGGGCAATCGTGTTCTCCAGAGCGGACTTGGCACGCTCCAGCATGTACTTGGTGCCTTCACAAGACTTCTCGTAAGGAAGGAAGTCATGGCCGGGGCAAGCTCCTTCGATGTAGCCGTTACCTGGCCTCTGATAACCGTGGTGAAACATCGTCCCAGAGGAACTGGCCGTCTTGGTTTGCGTCTTCTGGTTAGAGAAGCAGCACGCGCAGGTTCCAGTAACGTTCTTCGACTCGGGCTTCGCTGCCGGGGTGATTCCCAGGATCTTGGCACAACGAAGGCAAGTTACCTTCTCCTTATCCGTGGTCGTATTCTGGCCTTCCTTAATGGAGCACAGAGAAACACCAAACATCGAATAACGGGGGTTCAAACTTGCGTGGTGAATCGTTGTCATTTTCTCTGTCCTCCTACCTAGCAATATAAGCACAATTTCCCCGGTGTCAAGGGGCAGGACAAAAGAATTTTGAAATTTTTTGCTAAGGAAGGACTAGATCAATTGCATAATGGCTTCAACAGGTATGCTGTAATTCCCGCCTTGCTTGAGAATATTAGCCAGGATTGCTAAATGTTTTTCGGAGACTTTTATGTCCTTACTGGAAATCCGGTACCAGCGTAAATGTTGACTCAGCAACTTCACGTCATAAAGTTTGCCAGTTGTTCTCCAAACCCATTCCATATTTGCCCCGAGCGCTTTGGTTTCCATTTCGGCACGTTTTTCTGGCTTAGTCAGATAATTAATCCCAAAAGCCAGAGGGTCTTTTTCCCACTGTAAAACGTGTTCTAATTCATGGGCAATAATTTCGAGCTGTTTTAGCGGATCTACGGACAGCTCTCCTACAGTAAACGGTAAATAGATATGCCGATAAATGGTAATAGCAACTTCCTTCAGAAATTCTTCCTTGTTCTTTACACCGATTAAATCTAGAATTGATGCAACAGCTTCGATTTCTCCTTCATTTTTATTTGAGGTAATTTTTACGTTGAAGCGTTTTTCCAGTTTGTTTTTAATGCTTATCAATTCTTCTGTATGCACTCTAATCTTTGCACGATTCATTCTACACCTCCATCAATTTCGCAACTGTCAAGCGGAACGCAGTCGGCCATCACAATAGTCTCATATTCTACACCAGTTACACAGCATTCCCACAAATCCGGCGTGACAGTGGTACAATCCAAAACGGTGTACCAATCGCCTTCCGAATTACAAATCTGAACGTTATCAGCTTGACAACGGTCCTCACCCGACTTACATTCTTCCTGGCAAGAAAGAACCATTAAAAAAAGAATAGGAAGTAGATATTTCATTGGTTGCTCCTTTTGAGAACTAGTATATCACATTATACGAAAGGTTTGTAAAAATGAAAGTAGTAAATACAGAACGAGTGCCGATCAAGATGTGGCTAGACGATTTGGAAGATTCTGCATTAGAGCAGGCAAAGAATATGGCCAATCTTCCTTTTGTTTATAAGTGGGTCGTTCTTGCCCCAGATGCCCATTTTGGTTTCGGTGTGCCAATCGGGAGTATTGTGGCAACTGAGGGGGTTGTGTTACCTTGTGCCGTTGGCGTCGATATTGGATGTGGCGTTGCTTTTCAACCAACAAACATTCCTGTTGATCTTTTGTACAAGGATACTGGAACTGTTGGGCCACTCATCAAAGGTATTCTTGGAAACATCAAGAGAAATGTTCCAGTCGGTTTTGAGCACCATAAAACAAAGCAACCCTGCGCTGCTTTGGATATTGCATTGGAAAAGTACGGACATCTTTCAGGAGATCTTCTAAACGAGATTGAGCGTGGGTATTTCCAGGTCGGAACACTCGGCGGCGGTAATCACTTCGTAGAGCTATGTAAAGACGATACAAATAACCTTTGTATTCTTTTGCACTCAGGAAGCAGAAACTTTGGCAAAAAGGTTTGTGATTATTTTACAAAGATTGCTAAAAACTTGAATGAGTATTGGTATTCTTCTGTTGATTCGTCTTTGGGACTTAGCTTCCTTCCTACAGACTCTAAGGAAGGTTTGGAGTACTTGGATTGGATGAATTTGGCCCTAGATTTTGCCGCTGAAAATAGGCAAAGAATGATGCAAGAATGTATTTCTGTTGTTTTGAACATGGTTAAAAAATATGATGGTTTTTCTGGAATTGAACTAGGAGAACAGGTAAACATTCATCACAATTACGCAGAGATGGAAAATCACTATGGAAAGAACGTAATGGTTCATCGAAAGGGTGCGACCAAGGCAACAGAGAAGACTACAGGTCTTATCCCAGGATCTATGGGAACAGCTAGCTATGTTGTTCAGGGTCTAGGAAATCCAGAAAGTTTCATGTCTTGCTCACACGGGGCAGGTAGACGAATGGGCAGGAAGGAAGCTATTAGAACACTGGACCTTGAGGGCGAGAAGAAAAAGATGGAAGGTATTGTTCATGGAATGACAAATAAGGACAAGCTGGATGAGGCCCCCGGAGCTTACAAGGATATCGAAGTCGTTATGAACAACCAAAAGGATCTTGTTCGAATTATTAAGACTCTTCATCCGATTGCTTCCATTAAGGGATAACTGTGGAACTCGCTATCCAAAAATATCTTCGGTCGGGTAAGACTCCGGAAGACTTAACATCAGAGTACAATATAAAATGTACCCGTCATGGAAAGTACCCCAACCTTATTCTCTTTAAGTATTGGATCGATACCCCAATGAATGAACGAATTTCTCAAGAATGCCGTGGACTTATTCTTGATGAAAGCAAGAATTGGAATATTGTATCGTTCCCCTATCTAAAATTCTGGAATGCCCACGAAGGCCTTGCTGCTGAAATTGATTGGTCAACTGCCAAGGTAATGGAAAAATTAGATGGGAGTTTGATGACTCTTCATTACTATGATAATGCTTGGCAAATTTCCTCTTCCGGCAAACCCGATGCTGCCGGTGAGGTAAATAATTCGGGAATAACATTCGCAAAGTTATTTTGGGATACCTGGGAAAAGCTTGGATATAAATTACCAACAAATACCAATATTTGCTATATGTTTGAAATGATTACTCCGCTGAATCGGATAGTCTGTGTGTACAATGAGTCAAGAATTGTCCTACATGGGGCAAGAGATCTCCAAACACTTTGCGAACTGATTCCCGAACCTATTGCTAAAGAGTATGGCTGGGAATGTGCAAAATCCTACCCTCTGCAAACTTTTGATGAGATTGTTGATTTTGTCAAAGATTTCAATCCATTAGCAAATGAAGGGGTAGTTGTTGTAGATCAAGAGTTCAATCGTATAAAGATTAAGTCACCGCAGTATTTGGCAATCGCACATATGAAAGATGGGTTCAGCCATAAACGAATAATCGAGTTAGTACAACTTAATGCAGGATCGGAATTTCTTTCCTACTTTCCCGAATTCACCAAAGAGTACGAAGAGGTTAAGGAAAAGTACGAAAATCTTGTCAACGAGATTGCTAATGTATTCGCTAAATATTCACCCATTATTGCTCAAAAAGATTACGCATTAGCTGTCAAACATTTGCCATATTCAGGAATCCTTTTTCAATTGAGGAAAAATCCTGAGAAGACGGTTAAGGAATTGTTGAGGGAATCACGGTTGGAATACGTTTGCGACTTGCTAGAACATTAAAGAGGCTGCTCTTCCAAAGTCTCTTTAACTTGAAGCTGAACTAATGGGTCCAAATCGGCAGGAAGAGGCGCTGACTTCTTTAAAGACTCTACAACAGGCATTAAGGGCGGTTCTGGGGCATTGGCTGCTGTGACCCGTCTTCCACCTAAACGCTGTCCTGCGTTGACTTGGGCTTGTTGTATGGCCATTTCCCGAATGAAGGTTGATAACTCTTTAACATCACCACGAAGAGTTGCTACTTGTCCTTCAAGACTTTCTGATTTTGCCTTTAGTAATGTGTATGAAATATCGGATGCCGCTTGAGCCTTTATTGCTTCAATTCGTGCTTCTTCGCTTGTAGAGTCAAGGAAGAAAGAATAAAAGCCGGGGGAAGAAAGTAGGAGAATTAGTAACGTAACTGCGGTACTAAACCCAGCTTTTTTAATGTTGCAGCACGTTCAGAAATGTCTAGAACTTTGTCGCCGTTTGCCATTTGGAATTCCTCCAAAGGATATTGAAGCACAGATTTGGTAGGAGGATTAAAGAAATGTGGAATTAGTTGCCAAAGTGTAGGATTTTGTCAGTGTCTACTTCAGCCTTGGTAGGAATGAAGATTTTTAGCAGACCATTTTCGAAAGAGACTTCCAAATGAGCTAAATCCAGCTTTTCGGAAACATTGAACTCTCTTTTGAAAGCACAAGCAAACTTACTACCGAAAACTGGAGAACCTTCTTTGTTGGAGTCTCCATTAATATAGAGAACTCCTTTCTTGGACCAGATCTTCAAGTCCTCTTTACGGAAACCTGCTAATGCATAAATTATTTGGCAACCTTTTAGGTGTGTAGAATTATCTTCATACACGGGCAGGAATTCGCAAGGAGGTTTCGATTCCGGTTGCGTGAATCCATAAAAAAGGGCATTGAAGATAGGATCGCGTGTAATAAGACTTGAAAATACCATAATGTCACCTCCACCCATATTTGGGTGTTTTCTGGAATGAGACAATTTGCTCATTTCCAGTGTTTCCCGAAATTGGGAAACTAGCTAAGAAAATTCTTAGCAATTTGGGATTATAGATGCTGGGATTGAGGAAGTCAAGAAGAAAATGAAATTAGTTAACAACAGTAGTTTTTTTGCCAGGAGGGATCTATGGGTGAGAGTTCTTCGGGAATGTGGGTCCAGTTTTGACGTTTTCCTATTCTGTATATTTGTGTTCTTCCCAAATCAAACTCTTTTTCTAATACTCCCATAGGAGCACCAATATCATACAAATATCTAATTTCTAAAACTTTTGTGGGCGTTAGTTTTATTCCTACTCCATTAGGTGTGGTTCCTTCTTTTTCATGCTTCCACCTATATAAAACATTATTGCGAACATTTATTATTTTCTCAATTTCCAAAATTGAAAATCCTTTTTCATATAAATTTTCGAATTCTTCTTTTTTCATGTTTCTGGCGAGTTTTAAAGAATATCCTTCAAATTCCTGTTTGCACCTCTTAATAATCGTTCCTCTAAAGCACTGTAAGGCTTTTGCTGCGGAAGAAGCAGTTGAGAATTCTCCAATAGGGGTAACATAAATATATGTATCTCTGGTAAGAAGACTTTTTCCAATTTTATCTCTATGTTCTTGCGAAAGAGGTTTGCCATATTGTGGATTTTTTTCACCAGACCTGGCTTTGCTCATATTTTTTCGAAATTCAAGGGGTCTTATTTTCTTTCTTCTTTTTTCACTAAGCTTTTTTCGTGTCTTTTCTTTAGGGTGTTTTCCATACATATGATGGTTTTCCCCCATATGTGTCCCTTTTGTGGTGTTACTCTGTTTTTGTTTAGACTCTTCGGAACGCTTTTTCCCAGTATTAGCTTTTATGGCCGATAGGCGTAGTTTCTCTTTTTCTTCTTCTGTAAGTTTTCTTCCTTTTGGGTGTGTCCCATACTTTGGATGATCTGGACCGGAAGCAGAAAAAGAAAACCCTGTTGATGTTTGTCTTGCTTTATTATAAAAGGCTGGATCTTTATCTACATTGAAGCGTTTATGCAAGAAAACTTCGTATGCAAGTGATTTCTCTCTTGTGGGAAATACCGCCAAAACTAATTTACTGAAACAAGAAAGTCCTTCCTCTTTTATCGCTTTTTTTAATGACTTGGATGACCCCATATATTTTGTATCGTTTCGGGGTAGATTTTTGCTTGTTCTTGCACCAAAATAACGCATACCGTTGTATATATTGGTGATTTCGTAGACGTAGTGGTATTTTTGTGGCTGTGGTTTGTCTTCTGCCATAACATAAGTATAATACGAGCTTTGTAGGAAAGTTAAACGTTTAAGGGCTGAATTCGCCAAGAAATTATCTGGACGAATTCGGAACTGTTTTTACACTTGGTAAATCAGCTAGGGAAGTGAAAAATTAGACTTCTGTACCTTCAATAACTACATCAGCCGTCATTGTGGTGCCGGTACCGTCTGGAGTTACGCACTGAGCAAACAGGGTGGCATTTCCTGCGATATTTGCAAAAACGCCCGTGAGGTCTACAATGAAGCACTGGCCAACCGTTTGAAGTGCGGTTAGATGGGTGCTGGCCATAACCTGGGCTCCCGCTGTTGCCGTCCCGATTTGTACGTGGCTGTCCCCGGTCGCCCCGGCTCCGGTCTGCGCCGTGCATGTGATGATAGCGCGGTTTGGCTTAAACTTCTTGGAAGCACTGCCACTAAGTGCGGCGCTAACCTCGCTTACGCCACTTAGAAGATCTACGCCGACACAAGTTGCCTTGACCGTGTTGTCAAGTACAAGTGAGTGCGAGGCCCCCGTTGCTGTGTTGTGCGTTACAGAAGCACTATAGGCTGTTGCGGTTAATACGTCTGTCGGGCTGAGTCTGATGGCCATTTTATTTTCTCCCTGCGTCAGAATTAGACGCGATTATGCTTGTGTTCCTTCTACAACTACATGTGCGGAATACGCCAGCGCTACCCCATCTCCAACTACGGCCGTTGCATGAAGGGTTGCATTCCCGGCAATACTTGGGAACAGGCCGGTAAGACCAACTTCAAAAGTCATGCCCTCACCAATTAGACCTGTAAGTACGGTTGCCGGTAAAATTTCCGTTCCTGCGTGGGTTGTTCCTACGGTTAAAGTAGCGGCCAAACCAGTTGGGGGAAGATGAGGAATACCTACACCAACTTCGCCATCCATGAATGTGGTAGCACCAACACCGCTGATGTCTGTAGCAGCAGGAGCAGCTACGGCGCGAGTAACCGTAATTAATGACGTAGCAGGGTTGGTATCAGCAGAAGTAATGCGGAAATGATTTGTATTCCATGTGCAAGTAATGGCGGCACCGAAAGCAGCAACAAGACCGGCTTCAATAACAGCAGCGACATCATCCATGTCAGCACAAGCAGCGAAATCCAAACCCGTAATGTCTTGTGCAACACCATTAATGGTAATACCAAATTCGCCTACCGCTGCCGCAGTTACCGCATTCCATGTTGCAATTACTGTAGTTGCAGCAACCCCGCCTTCAAGCCATGCTGGAATGTCAATATCTGAACAAGTAACAAGTACTCGTTCAGGCTTGAACTTCTTAGCCACGTCACCAGTAAGTGCAGCATCTACTTGGGTGAGTGCGCCAGTTACAAAACTGACATTTAGGTGGGTTGAGGAAACAGTAGAATCCTTAACCAAAGAGTGTGCTGCACCACTTGCTGTAATATGATCTGTGTTTGCAGTGGCTTGTGCGCCAGTAATTACGACTGTCGGACTGATTCTGAATGACATTTTATCAAACTCCTTTTAAGTAGGAAAGTTCCTACTCAATTAAAAACTAGATTGAGTATCCAAAAATCCAAAGCTCGCCAGTCCCAGTACCGGCCGAAGTATCCGCCGTTGTTACTGAACAGTGCAAAGTTGCGTTCGCCAAAATAGCGGTATTTACGAGGCCAGCAATTGGAATACTGAAGGAAGTGTTCAACCCAATTAGACCAGTGAGCTGTGTGATCGGCAAAATTTCTGTGGTTCCTACGCCGATACCACATGTTACGGAACAATTTCCGTTAAGTGCGGCACCACCAACTGCTGTAACCCGGAAGATTAGATTTGTTGGGACGAATCTGTCAGTAGAAATACCATTGATGACGCCCGTGTAAGCGGCCAAAGCTTTCAAATCTATGGCAGTAATGCGACACCGAATTTGGGTGGACTCTGCGAAACTGTTGAGCGAAGTACCATTCCAGAGATAAAGCATAAGCTCATTTTCCACGTAAATTTGTGTACCAATTGTCGGAACAACTTCCTCCCAAGAAGTAGTTGCGGCAGAATATACGTAGATGCGATTGGCGGTCCAGCCTAATGCGGTCGAAAGCGCCCAACGCCTGTCCCCATCAGAGGGAGAAACCGGTAAAGCAGCCGAGTTGTCAAATCTACTAAGAATTGACTCTTGGTAGTCCGTATGTTCTTTGGTTTCAGAAGGAATTGGACTACCAACAAGGTTCGTCATATCCGAAGCTGTTTGTGCTACCCCGTTAATGGCAACAGTAATGTGCCCGTGTGTAATATGGGTAGCTAGATCCGCACAAAGAGCGGCATCAAACTGTACCTTGCTAATGGGAATATATACTGTAGACTGCCCAGAAATCCTGTACCCACTTGCGAGAGATACAACGCTTGAGGTTGATCCAGTTACCTTCACTAGTGTTTCTGCCATTTGTTTCTTCCTTTTCTTTTAAGCGCCAGGTTCTCCAACGCTTTAGTATTTTCTTACGCAATTCCCACGCAAGGGTTTCGCTTAATACCGATTTAAACACAAATTTTGTTGGGACTTTAAAGAGGGGAATAAAAAAGATTTAACTTGAATTAAACAGACCCTTGATTCCTACTAATTATCTGAAATGATCCGCTCTCCAGGAGTCTCAGCCGTCCGTGCAAATAAACTACGCAACCGCCTTTGGTCAATGCCTCTTCCACACTTGACTGAAGTGGTCCAGTCTTCGTACTCATAAACAATGCTCGCTCATCCTCAGTAGCAATCCTGCACAGGGAACCTTCAGGATATATCGCATCCAGAAATGTACAAGATCGTCTGAGTTCAACCACAAGCACAATATTTACCAATCACCCTCATCCGGTTCGCCCACGTCCCATTTTTCATCATCATATGGGTGATTTTCCGGTAATCCTTGTCTGCTAATATCGAAAACCACGCTATTCTTCAATTCTTGCGGAAAATTCTCATCTTCCTTGATCATACCCTTTAAAGTCTCATCATCAATTCGGGGGTCACGCACCAAATAAGCCGGGGTTGTATCCCCTAATTCCGGGTCATATCTTTCACTACTATCGTAAGAAATGAACTCCAGGTTATCTTCCTCAAGTCCCCAGCCCCAACCACTATCATTATAAGTATCCAACCATGCTACATAAACTGTGGTCTTTTCCGGTGCAATTTGTGCTAATCTTTTTTCTGTCAAGTTCGTAATTCCTTTACTCATGGGCTTTCCTTTGTTGAAAAAGTTAGAATTGATTTTAGCATAGTAATGATGAATATCATAAAGTCAAGTTGTTATTTTTGCACTTGACAAAACGGATTTCGTACTTAGATTGAGATTATGGCGGAATAACACAGAGAGGTAAAAAATGAGGTAGGCTTAATGGAAAACAAATTAGAGACTCTACAAAAAGAACTTGAAGAATTCAAGAAGTTATATCGAGAAGCGAAGCAAAGTGAATTGATGTACCAAAACATTGTTAGGTTTTTACTTTATAATGAAGTACCAGAAAGTACGTTAAGCAATCTTCGAAAAAAGTTAAAGACAAGCTGATTTGTGTATGAAAGTAATTTTTTTGGATATCGATGGTGTTCTTGCGCCTATTCCAAGATCATTTCATCAAAATCAACTTAACTCGGATTGCGTAAGATATTTCGAAAGTATTTTTGAATCTGTGCCCGATGCAAGGATAGTAATTTCATCTACTTGGAGAATTGGGCAAAGTATTAAAGAACTTAGAAAACATCTTGAGGAATGTGGGTTGCCTTGTTCGGAAAGGATTTTTGATAAAACTGTTGACTATACGGAAACTGGTGAATTTCTATATTTAACCAGGGGACAGGAAATTTCGACATGGTTAATGGATCAAACAGAAATAGAATCGTATGTTATAGTGGATGATGACACTGATATAAGTCCTCATCAAAATAGGTGGGTTCGGCCAGAGCACGCGATAGGATTTCAAGAAAATGACGCGATAGATTGCGTAAGGATTTTGAAAACAGAACTGAGAAAGAGGTCAAGATGAATGTAAATTACATGGCAATTATTCAACCAATGAGAATCTATCCACATGAAATTCAGCGTATTCTAGATGTTCTAGAAACTTTGCTCTGGCCAAAAGATGAAATTGATCAAGGGGTTATGTATGTAATTACTAGCTTCCTGCGCTCAAAGCTAGAAGAATATGAGAAACAGCAAGCCGAAGAATTTTCAAGTATGTGTGTAGGAACTTGGACATGCTGTGAAGGTGAAGAAAATAATCCTGGAACAGAAACCCACACTGAAGTATCTGTTGCTGCGGACTTTCCTTACGCTACAGAAGAAGAGAAAAAGGAAATCAAAAAGAATACAGCAAAAAAGGCAGCAAAGAAGAGGAAGGCGAAGTAATATGCGATATTTCATTTTTGCAATTTTCCTAATGGGTTGCTCAACAGCTTCAGCAAGGCACCCAGTAACAGATGCCAAAGGTTTTACTCATTCCTGGAGCACAGAGCGCTGCCAGAGGCTACTTGACCAACGGGACGCCCTCTCATGGGGCATAGCTTTTGCCACGGGCCTAGCGGGTGCTGGGGGCGTTACAACAGCAGGCATCAATACGGGCGACAAGGATAAGGATAACCAAATACAATGGGGTTTTGGTATTTCAACGGGGGTTCTAGCCGCCGCCGCAAGTTCTATGGCTGTTCTTGTCAAACTCAAATCTAGCGAATTTGAAACTTGGTGTAATCAGGGTCCAGAAATAGCTGCCCCTGTTGTCGAGGCCGAAGATCCAAAAACTACACCTACAGTTGTAACACTTGTTGATGTATACCCCTCTGATGGTGGTGTTGAGTAATTTTCTTCCTGCCCCTTGACAAACCCAATTTCATAACTATACTGCCAGGTGTAGGCAAAGTTTATTTACAAAGGAGTTAACATGCACATTTGGATGGAAATCGAGTACGTGAACAAGGACGGAGACCCCATCCACTCGGATCTCTGCATGGAAGAGAAAGAAGCGCGGGAGATCTACGACGAGCTTTTCGATGAGGTCAAGAGGCTCGCGGATTTCAAGGAGAAGTGGTCCATTCACTCCAACGGGATCTGCACGTATCACACCGAACATCCGACAAAGGTGGAATAAGTAATGAACTACCAAGAAATTGCAGAAGATAGGTTAATCCTAAAAATTCGCAGTGGTTCCCATCTTTTCGGAACTAACACCCCCGAAAGTGATCTGGACATGATTGGCATATTCTTGCCAACTTCACAGATGCTTTATGGCTTTGCTAATTGCGAAGTCGTTGAAATGAATGTTAAGGATAAGGACGAAACCGGTAGAAATACTGCTGATGCTGTTGATTGCACTTTCTACGAGTTCCGGAAGTTCATTAAGTTAGCAACACAGAACAATCCTAACATTTTGCATCTATTGTTCGCCAATCCTGAGAACATTATTTTCCAATCAGACATTGGAAAAGCTCTTCTAAGCAAGGCGCATCTATTTCCCAGTAAGGCAGCACATCATCGATTTGTTGCGTATGCTGACGCACAACGCCATAAGATGCGAATCAAGCCAGAAAATTATCATGCATTGGAAGATGCTCTAGTTTTCTTGGCTGACAAGGATGATCATTCCGTACTTGGAGAATACAAGAATGATTCCTATTGCTTGAAGTTTGATGGAGAAAAGGGTCACCATATCCTTATTGGTGATCTACATCTTGAGCCTAGTGTGTATGTGAAGAAGGCCAGGAGAATGATTGAAGACCGTCTTTCTAAGGCTACTAGTCGTAAAGAACTGTTCCTGAAGTATGGCTTTGACACGAAATTTGCTAGTAATCTCATACACCTGCTCAAAGAAGGAATTGATTTGATGAAGTATGGGAAGTTGGTTTATCCACTGCCCTATGCCCTGGATATTGTAAACATCAAACATGGTACATACACAGTTGAAGAAATACTTGAATGGGCAGGCGAGCTAGTTGAGGAAGCAAGACGAGCATTTGAGCAGACTTCGCTACCGGAGAAGCCTTACCTTGAGATGATTGAAGATTTTATGATCAAAACGTTAAAGACCTGGGTTTAATTTTCCCCCTTGACAACCCCCATTTCGTGCATATACTCCCAAGTATGGGCAAGCAGTCAAACAGCGAGACGTTTGTTTCTTGGGCACGTAGGCACCAGGAAATGGAAAGGCCTTGCTCATGTGGTGCAAAGTCTGGTCAAGCTCACCCAACTACTTGCGAACACAGGAAGTCTTGGGACGAGATGTTCAATGCTTGGCGTTTTGAGGTTCCTTGGTGGGACGACATGTGGAAGTCAGGGAAGTACGTACCCCAATGCTGAATTGTGTACAGTGCAAAGGCCCTGCTCATCTGGCTACCGGCTGGGTAGTTCAGCAAGAGCCTCTTCGTATTCTTTGTGGAAGATGTGCCAAGGACTTCGCAAAGTGGTACAAGGGTCGCCAAGAGCAGTTTAGTCATCCTACATCGGAGCAAAAGAAGCTGGCCAAAGAAGCTAATGTGGAACCAGAAGCATTTACTGAATCTGCAATGAAGTCGATTAAGGGAGATTAACCAATGTCTCGTATTCCGCTTGAACAAATTGGCTTCTACACCCTGTCTGATGATAGATGCAAAACAGCTTCATCTTCCTCACGACTAATGCGTGGCGAAGTTGTACTTACGGATGCTTGCAATTTCAAGTGCCCCTATTGCAGAGGTCAACGTAATGATCTGCGTAAGACTTTAAGCCAAACAGAAGCTACATACATTGTCAGCTTGTTTGCTGATCATCACTTGAAGAACATCCGCTTTTCTGGTGGTGAGCCTACTTGTTGGAAAGGGCTTGCTAAACTGGTTGAATACACAAGAAGGCGTGGTATTGATAGAATCGCTTTGTCTACCAATGGTTCAGCAACACTTGAGACATACAAGGAACTCATTGATTGCGGAGTTAATGATTTTTCGATTTCGCTAGATGCTTGTTGTTCTCAGTTCGGGGATAAGATGGCTGGGGTTGCGGGCGTTTGGGACAAGGTAGTTTCCAATATTGCACAACTGTCTAAACTGACTTATCTAACGGTTGGCGTTGTTGTTACACCGGAAACTGTTCCTCAACTAAAAGGTACAATCGAGTTTGCTGATTCTCTTGGTGTTTCTGACATCAGGATCATCTCAGCCGCCCAGTACAATGAGGTTCTTTCTGTTGTCAGGGAGGTTCCACAAACTATTTTAGACAAGTACCCGATTCTCAAATACCGTGTAACCAACGCCATTAATGGGATCAACGTAAGGGGTATTGAAGAAAAGGATTCCAAACGCTGTTGGATAGGCCTGGATGACGTTGCAGTGGCCGGGGACTACCATTACCCATGCATCATCTACCTTCGTGAGCAGGGCAATCCTATCGGTCGTGTAGGCCCGCACATGAGAAGGGCCAGGGAAGAGTGGGTACATAAGCACAACGCTAAGGAAGATCCTATTTGTAAGAAGAATTGTTTGGACTGCATTGTCCAGTATAACAGGGATTACCGAGACTTTCGTGGAATCGTAGAAAATGCTTAATGTATACGATTGTTCTAATTCCGATGAAAGATTACTGAGCCGAAAGCTTGGTGGCCCTGTTATTAATGAATTTGTTGGGCTTCTGCACAAGTATGCTGAAAATTTCGGAATCAAGTTCGTAACCTATTTAGACAACGCACAGGTTGTCTTTACTAACGACATATTTCCGAAAGTTGTTTTGGAATCCGGTTTGCCGCTTGTTAAAAGAATGGATGGGGTACATTGGCAAAAGGATCTGGTCAATAGAAATTTTCCATTTATAAAAGCATGTACGCAAGCAGATTCCGTGATCTTTATTACGGAATATTCGCGTAAAAGTTTTGAAACTCTTTATTATGGGGAATACAAGCAACTTAAAGATTATCAAGTAATTCGACATTGGACGGAAGCATTACACGTTGGCAAGAGAAGACTGAACAAAGAGCCAGTAAGGTTCTGTGCCATTGCAACAGATTGGTCCAGGCCAGAAAAAAGACTGCATGAACTTGTAAACTTTGCTTACATGTACCCAGAAACAGAAATCCATTTGATTGGCAAATGCAAGGAGCAACTTCCAACCAATATGATCTCGTATGGTTATGTTGGCAATGACTTGATGAAATTTCAAGATATTCTGGATCTTTGTGATGCTTTCTTGAATCTTACATGCAAGGATGCAGCTACCAAAACAGTTTGCACGGCCATTAACAATAAATTGCCCGCATTGTTCGCCAATAGTGGTGGAGTTGGCGAATTGGTTGGGCCATATGGTTTAGGTATTGCTGAAAAGGACGAAATAGAAATACTGGAGGAGATTCCTGCACTTGATCCAAAAGAAGTTTACAAGGGGTATGCGGAATTCAAATACCAGTATCAAAACCTCTTGTGGAATATTAGCCAGTTCCATATGCCAGCTTCGAAACTGTTTAACGCAATTGGTGGATATTTTCGTGTAATGAGCAAAGTTGTGGAGAAGTAAGATTGTTCCTACCCCACCAAGAAGGCCTTACCCATATCAATGCCTACAGCAAGAGTAGGACAGTTCTTGGTAAACTCTTATCCAATTTCGCACATGCCCCATTCACTTGCGAAGATGGACAATTCAATTCTATTGAAGGATATTGGTACTGGCTTTCTTGTACACATGAACGTAAAGAGGAATTACGAACAGCTTCCGGATTCTATGCAAAGCAATTGGGCAGAGAACTTCGCGCATTAGATTGGGTAGAGACGCCCGAATTCCAGACTAAAATTTGCCACGCTATTTGGCACAAGATTAGTCAAAATTCGGAAATATTACGAATGTTGCGCGAATCTACTTTGCCAATTGTTCACTACTATGCTTACGGACAGCCGCCAAAGATTACAACACCCGAGCAAGGCAAATGGATCTGGGCTTATGTCGAATTCGTCAGAGGTCATTTGAAGGAGCACCTAGAACTGTGTTAAGATTGGTTCATGGATCGTTATGATGACAGAACTAGACCAATCACTCTTCCACCAAGAGAAGAGAATGACGAAGCCATATTAACCCCCGAAGAGGAAATTACCCGTCCTATTACCTTACCACCACGCCCGAAATGTTCCAAACCTGAAGATTCCCCGTGTATGTTCAGAGATCCCGCCGATGGTTCCTGTACCAAAAGAATTACCGTTTGCCGATGGAAAATTAGTTTAAAGAAAATTTAGTTCAGGGTATTGACAAAGGTTAGGAGATGCTTATACTCTTAGGTAGAAAGCATTGCGGTTGATTTACAAAGGAGTTTGAGAATGGAACGGTATGAGTGGGCCAACCTTATAACAGAAATGCTTATACCTCTTACCCCTTCTGGGCGTGGTGTGGTATGGAAGGCGATTCAGGAGATGGAGAATCTTGCCCAAAAGAAAGATCTTTCTGTAATCAAGAACCTTTGCAATGTAGCTGATACGCAAATTTCTCTTGGGCTTTTCGCTAGCGCAAGGGAAACACTTCAACAGGCCCTTAAGGAGTAACCTAAAATGAGTGACCAATGCAAGTACTGTTCCCTTCGTGGAGATATTGATAAGTGTTTGGCCCAGGAGTGCAAGCAGGATTACTGGATCGTTGACTATCTTCTGAAGGAACGGGAGAAGCTACAGACCAAGCTCGCCAAAATCGAGAAGGCCGCTGCTGGGGACTATTGCCAAGAGAAGATCATTTCCATTCTACAGGATGAGGAGTAATTTCTAATGTCATATCACGTAAAGTCCGGTAAGCATATTGGTGAGGTTCGCTCATGGATGCAGCATTCAGCGGTCAATGGCGATCAGGTAACTTGGGGTTCAAATGAGCAGTTGAAGATGCGTATTAATCTTACCCCAAATATTATGGAACACTTGGCCCAGGATATCGCCGATACAGCGGTTGGCGAAGTATTGGCCGATGTTTCCAGACTTTCGCACATTCTTGAGCGTGCGGAGAAGACATTGGCGAAGATCTTTCCCACAGAGAAGACAAAAGAGCTTATTGATGCTTGGTCTTCTGTTGCTTGGGATCTGACATTGGCCAAGTCCGAATTGGCCAAGATGTTGGAGAAGAGGGAGTAATTTAAAATGGACAAAATGAATGTCAGAACTGTTGTAGGAAACGGGCAAGTGTACATCCTAGCCGAAGATGTAATCATGTTTATTACAAAGCTATCCAGAGAATGTCCCGATAAAAAGACAAAGGAAACACTGGAGCTTCTTGTGGATTCCTATATCGAGTTTTCAGCAAGAGTACGGGAGAATTAACCACATGAATTGCAAAATTTGTAGCAAAGAAATCACCCGAGAAATGTTGACGGCAACGGAATTGGACAATCCTTATAAGGCTATATACCATGAGTCTATTGGCTTTGCGTGTCTTAAGCACAAAGGCGTTAAGGAAATCTTTGAACATCTGCTTGAGAAGGCGGATAGGGAACTTGAGGAGATTGGAAAGGCAGGTTGCTAATGTCGGTTAATATTGGGTATCTGTACAATAACGCAGCAACTTTGTCAGACTGGGCAAAAAGGAATTGCCCTGAATCTGATCTCATTTATAAAAGTGATTCATTTGAACAGCACAAGGATATGTCGGCTGTAGGAAGACTTATTAATCCTTCAGAGGAGCCAAAGGTAATCTCTTTGCACACAAGCAAGAGTGTTGTTCTTCCTGTGGTCGCATATCACCGCAATATAATGGATGTTGACTTTTATGCACTTATTCGAGATAATTTCTATGATCTCAATGTAGGAATTTCTTGTTCTGAAGGCATTGATCTTCCCTTGTTTCTTGTACATCGGGAAATTACCAAAGAGTATTTGCTAGAACAACGAAGAAGAATGCTGGATTATTCTAAACCTGAAAAAATTCCAGATGAAGACGATTGGAGCTGGTACCATACAAATTGGTCTGGTTCTAAAGTTATTGTTGATGGTGGCAGATATTACTTGTGCGAGCATTGTTTTGCTCAGGGTATGGACCAGTTCGGACTTTCTGAATACGTTCCGGGTTCAACAGCTTTTATTTTTTCTTCAAACCATTATACTCATGCTGCTTATGTAATTGATCAAGCGACAAGAGCAGTAAGGAATTCTCTTTTGGCTAAGAAGTATCCAGAGAAGAAGGATTAACCCATGAACATCGGCCTAGGAATTCGTAAGAACGCTAACGAAACTTGGCTTCAGGCGGCACTTCGTAACGCGGCCCCATATGGCTTGGAAATCGAAGTCAAGGAAGAATATGACTATTGTATTGCCCAAGGGTTTACCGAAGCCAGAGCAGCCCTGAATGCGTGCTATGAATGGGATGTTGCTTTGTTGATGGATGAGAATGAGGTAGAATGATGGACTCGCCCCTTACAGCAGCTTTTGCCAGATCCTTTATGCGTAGGCAATGGTCAGAAATAATGCGGGGTTGGTACGATCATCTCATAATGGATATTAACAAGGATATCGAATCCGCCGCCAAAAGAGGTTGTACAGGTATTATATTCGGCTTGACAAAAGAGCCTTTGGAAGCGGTTCAGCTAGTAGCAGAGGAATTTAGGGCACTAGGATTCACTGTTGTTAGAAGCGAAGATTATAACTAACTAAAGATTGACTGGGTACAGGAGTAACTAATGTCATTTACTACAGCAGCACAGGCCAGATCAATCGTTAGACAAAATTGGCCAGAAAAAGAGTTTAACAAATATCGCAAATTGCTTGACCTAGTTGAGCAGGTTATCGAAGGCGCAGCAATAAAGGGTTTTTTGTCTGTTAATTTTAAATTTGATGGCGACGATATTACTCATGCTCGTCTAATAGCTAAGGAACTCCATGATGCAGGGTTTGGTGTAAAACTCCTATATCTTGGTCACAGGGACATTACCCAAGGATCGCAAACTGACCTTGAGGCAGATTCCTTGACTATTTATTGGGGAATTGATCTTGAAGGTTGACTCTTGAAAGGATTAAACATATGGAAGATTACGAAACCACTTTCGAAGAATTTTGGAAAGATCTTGTAACCAATCCTGACGGTTCTTTGAATATTGATCAAGTAAAGAGGGAATTGCACGATTATAACTGTATGCTTGATGAGGTTCCAAAAGTCTTTTGCCATGTTACTGGGGGACTTATTTCCAAACCGAATACGAAAGCTGATTTCGTAATTGAGGAATTTGAGAATTATGTTGATAAACTTTTAAAAGAAGAAGTTGAAGATGCGCTTGAGGTTGCTAGGTTAGATATTATTGATAATGTGTTCGACTGGATTGAAGAAAATCTTGTTGGGGAACTTATTACTAATGCTGATTTGCTAAGAAAGACTTATTTGGAAATGCTGAAGAAGGATTAGCTAGGAAGATTTATCTAGATTTTTGTGATGTCTCTTTAAGCACGCGAAGATCAATTTTTAAATTCTCGTATACATTTTTGATTTCTTCATCAGAAGGACGATCAATCACGCCGTTTGGTCCTTCCCTATAATATGAAGATTCTGGAATTCTCCTTAAAAAACCACGAGTATTAACCATATTTCTGTATGCTTGTGCTTTAGAATTAGGATTAGTTACTTCTCCGGAATCTAGGAAAGTTTCAAATTCAGTCATGAGGGCATCAAGACTTTCCACAATTCCCCCATTAATTTCTTGTGTCTGTTCCTGCGCCACTTTCGCCAGTCGTTCGTAAGACGCTTTGTTTAATCCTTTTGTCATGATGGACTCCTTTAATCTCCAAAGGCATCGATATAGTGGAGAAGACTTTGCATTCCATTAGAACTATTTCTAAGTATTTTTATGGCTTCTGTTAAAGGTCTAGGATTTGCCCCATTTGCAGCACCTTCGATAACATCTGCATCAATCGTCTGTATCGCCGCTAGGGAAGCCCTAAGATACTCTTCATATCTTTCCAGACCTTCTTGAATATCACTAAAATCTTCTTCCTGCCCCACCCGATTACCAACCATTTTCGCAACCTTATTGATTCTGTCGATTTGTGTTCTCATTGTGGAATTGTCCTTATTGGAGCTTGCTAGAAAACTCATCAATTCTTTGTTCCCAAGAAACAACATCTTGCTCAGAAAAACCGGGATCTTTTACAGAATCGTTTCTCCAGTCGTTTTCTGTCCCTTTGAAAATTTCCTGATATTCGGTTAACAGTGCTTCATATTCATCTCTAACCTGTTTTCCCTGCATCTTTACCTGGGGCCATAAACCTTGAAGCTCCTGAACAAGCCCCTTCATTTTTTCAAATGCAGTACCCTTAGAAAATCCAGAACCCACTGCAATATCACTATCTTCGTCTTCAGGCTCGAAAGATTGAGCGATTCTTTCAAAACCCTCTTCACTGATGCCGCGTTTCCACATAGCTATTCTCCTTTAAAACCTTCTGTGTTTTTTACCATTTCAAAAAAAGACAGCGCAGATTCGGCATCTATAAAATCAAAGCCAACTCTCTGGCCATCCAACCCGCCCTTAAAATTTACTGAAAAAACTTCAGGCACGTTCCCTAGAGTAAACTTTCCTTCGGGGAAACGATACACAGTTACAGTGTTTCCACCAACAGCGGCTTCAGCAAGAACTTCTTCTTTCAGATCTTCTTCTTGTGTTTGGGCAATTCTTTGTAGCCCTTTATCGTTGATTCCGAGTTTCATTGTTCCTGCCTTAACAAAACTTGCTTCCACCACAATTGGCGCAAGTGTTTGGCCTGTCGTTTTTGGTCCTTTTAGAACTCTTGAGAATTCTTGGTTTGGTTACTTTCTTCATAATATCCTTCTTACCATACTAATCCTCGTTTCTTTAAAGTCAAGTCCCCCATCTTGACAAAAACTTTAAAATGCTTACTAATGCCCCATGAGACAGTGGCTTGTAGATCCTTCTCTAATGTGTACCCAACATCTGCTTGGGGAACACGTTGAGCATCACATGTTCATAGGCGCTTTGAAGAAACATAAAAATATTACAGGATATCTAAAAAACAATCTACTGGAACCAAAATCTCTCGTTAACCGACACAACGCTATTGCCCAAGAAATGCTGAA